TGGCTTGGTTTATCTAAAATGATAGATAAAGAAAAAATTATATCGTTAACCATGTCGGAAAATGGTAAAAGAAATTCTTGGCATATGAATAAATTACCTAAAAATAAAGAACAACAAAAAAATAAAATATTAAATATGTGGAAAATGCCTGGAATGAAAGAACATTTAATAGAAAAAAGAAAAGAACAAAGCCGAAATGGTAAAAATCCAATGCAAGGAAAACAACAAAAAAAGGTATGTTGTTTGAATTGTAAAAAAATAATTTCAGTTAATGGATTAGTATTACATCAACGAAGTTGTTATTGACGGTAGTTTTGTTCTGTTTCCAAGCCAAAACTACCAAAAGCTCATGCTTAGGCAGCTAGTGCCATAGCGATAGGTGCATTATCGTTTGCATCTATGACGTTTGCTATGATCTCAGTAATACCTTTATCACACCTGTCGATCCTATTTCGCCCCCAGCAAAGATACATGATGACGATTTGCCAGAACGGAGCTGTACGTTCTTTTTGATGGCATCCTTACACCTTAATTGGTAACAGCACCATGTATCTATGGTGGAGGCGTCGGGTACCGCCCCCGAGTCCAGTGTGCTTATGCCGTATAACGTCAACGACCATCGCATATTATTTATAGCCTACATTGGGTAAAAAGTCAAGTTATTTTACAAGCAATTTGGCGCCATCAAGCAGCCATGTTATCAGTAATATCAACCAAACTATCTTTATAGTATTGTCAATGATGCGTGTGTAGATTTTATACCAGCTAGGAATCATATCAACCCCAATTATGTGAATCGTCACGAGGAATTACATGACCAGTATCATACTCATAATCAACCAAGCTAGTATTGATGTTTCCTTTAGGTGCATGCTGGCTGGCATCAACACCAGTTACTGAGAAAGGAACTGCGCCAGAACCAATAACATATTTTGGTTTCGATATATTATGGACGGCAATTTTTCCTTCATCAATTTCAGCCTGTTTTTCTTCTTCGCTAATATCTTTATAGTTCTGGCTCATATGAACAACATAGTCGTAGTTTTCTTTAACACGCTTCAGCTCAGCCTGTAGCAATGCGATATTGCCTTTCAGAGCTTCATTCTGGCGGCGTTCTTGGTAATAAGCATCAAGCAGCTCTTTCATTTTGCACCTCTACAATCTGATCTTTTTCAATTTTAAAACTAATTCGTCTTGCGCCTTCAACATTTGCAGACGATTTAAAGTAGTCACGACCACCATCTACCATTGCTCCGCGATGAACGAAACAATCGTGCCGAAAACGACTATGGACTAGCTCACCATCTTCAAACAGAAAGCCACCAAACTGACCCTCGATAGCTTTGATAGCATTCGTGATCATCCACCCATTGTGAATATCTGACCAATACAGAGCCATGTAGTTTGAGCCTTCAGGGTGTGGTTCTTCTGTATAAAAAATTGCAGCAGGAGAATTTACCCAAGAACCGCCCAGAGATTTAAGACAAGTATCAATGACATACTTAGCATTGTATTTTTCTTCAATCTTTGCGATATGCTCATCATCAAAAAACTTATTTACTGGTTTCATCATACGACCTTCAAAATAATTACATGTTCGTTAAGACGATCTTGAATCTTTCCGTCTGGCTTAAGATCGTCTAAGACTTTCCTTAGCATTATCTTACCTCCATTCTGGATTTTGTCAAGCACCAATTCTGGCTTACGTCCGCCCTTCTTAGACTGACTGGTTTTCTCGTCATATTTTGTGATGGTTGACCTATTCACATCAAGACCGCCACGGTCTAGTGCTCGAAGGACTGTAAAGACCTTATACTTCACATTAAACAACCAGACCTCTGAGGCTCCGAGGATCTTCTCTGGAGCTACTGATGCGAGCTTAAACTCATTGCTCTCCTTTAGGTAGCGAAGGTGCTGCAGCTTCTTGTCAACCGATACTGCACGAGGCTTGCGAGGCTTACGAACCTTCTTAGTCACATCACCGTAGCGTTCAGCATCTGACATAATCTTGCCATAAAACTCAGCTCGTGCACGGATCTGTAACTTGGTCCAGTTCTCATACCCATCTAGATAACCATCCTGACCTTTAGGAATCAATGCTAGACGCATCTCTGTCTCGATGGGACGATAATAGTCAGCAATCTTAGAGGCATACGCAGCTGGAACCTCGTTGGTCTTTAGCCAGTCGTATAATGAAAATGTTTCGCCTGAATCAATCAGAGCCTCAATATCACCAATGATATCACTGAGCTTCTCGCGCATGCGATCCTGAATAGATACGACAGCTGCCTTTGGTTTTTCCTCAGGCTCATCATTTGAACCCTTAGAGATCGCATACTTGATGTCGCGAATCATGCGGTCATAAGCATCAGCCTCAAGGACTCTCTTATGTTTACTGGCGATACGGCACTGCCAAGCCACATGAAAGGGAATCCAGGTATCAGGAATCTTTTTGATACCCTTGGCCAGTTCTCCCTGACCTACCTCCATCAGCCAAGTATGTAAGTACTCGCGAGCATCCTCTCGGTCGCACATGATACCATACCAGTTGGTAGCATTGAGAAGATCTGCGCGAGTAACCACATTCTCAGGCTCGTCGCCCAGATATTTACGATTGACCAGGAAAACCTCACTATGAGTCTTTCGAACGGTCTTTGCTTTTCGTTTAATTAATGCTGGACGACGAGCCATTCTTAACACCCAATCTCATCTTTAAATGTTTTATTCTCTTCTTCCTGCCATTCTAACCAGTCATCATACTGATATTGAATACGTTCATGAAGACGCTCGGGAAAATTATCTTTCCAATCTTCGTCAAAAGCATCAAAGTTTAAGTCAAAACATTCGTCACCCTCTTCATTTGTAAAGTAACCAACGAACCCCATACCCTCTTCTGTATATTCGGCATCGACTTCCCAGCCCATGTCTACCATCTTTTCATAGAAAGCAATCGGAGGTCCCCAAGCAGTATCAAAAGAGCATACAGCTGAGCCATCACTCTCTTCATAGACATCAGGATTGCCGATATCCCACTTAGTTCCCCAGTTACCACAGTTCCAGTCATACCAGCCAGAGTAACCATACTTCTCTAGATTACTCTTAGCTTTAGCCTCGCATCGTTCATTATAATTCTCGCCCTCTTCAACATGTTCCATAATCTCAGATGGGCAGGGAACAAACTCGGTAAAGAGATTGTGTTCTTTAACAGCATTTACCAGACGCTTGACCTGTTCTGGATCTTTATGAGAGAAGGTAGCATAGTTATAACACCAATTAGGCATGATCAGACTCCAAAAAATTCAGAAAAGAGGACAGCAGCTTCGTTAGGAGAATCGCAGTTAACATAAATTTTTAACTGATTCTTATCTTCAGTTATTTCTTTTTTACCACAGGCTTTGAGCCAATGAAAGAGTTTCTCTCTAGTTTCAATAATTTTATTTGGTTTATTGGTAAAATAGTTTGACATCTCAAGAAGAACTTGAGTGGAACTATCAACAGAAGATACAATGATATGAATATAAACGCCAGAATTAGCAGTACTTATTACAGTGAATTTATCTTTTGCTATCGATACTTCCCTAATGTTGCCCTTGATTAGATGATAGTCTTCAATATACCAATCGGGCAGAGTTTCGAAGTTATCGTGTTGTGTAGATTTAAATTCAGAATAGAGAGAGGCAAGAGAGACCATATCGAAACACTCCTTGTAATGGCCAGAAACTGCATTATGGGTTGGATTATAGTTCTTAATCAGATAAGATTCAAACAGTAGTGATGGTTTATCATTAAAGCTCTCAAGATTACGACCGACTATATAGCAGTCTTCATATTCAAAACCTTTGTCCTTTAGATGAAAGAGGCAACGATCGTTTACACCCTTGCCAATATACAGTATCTCATCTTTGCTGCTATACATGTATACGTACTGACCAAGAGTCTCGAAAAACTCAGCCGTAGGTTTATCAAACATCATACACCTTTGTTTAACCAATCCTCGTGATACTTCAGCTGCATCGCGAGGAAATTTTTGGGCATATTCTCATCAGTCAAACCACCAAAGAGACCCTGGAGATAATCACTCAGGATCAGATTCTTGGCGCGACAGTAGAGAACGATCATTGGGATAAGGTCATGTTTCATCATTTCAACATCATACCCTCATTTGGTATTAATGTCAAGCATGTATTTTTTTAATTCCTTATCTTGTGGCTCGAGGGTCTCGCCAAGAAAGAAGATGCGATAACTCTCCGAACCATACTGACCGATACCATGAAGCTGTGTAGCGTCCTTACCATCCCAGCTTAGGAAGTCTATGCTCATCCGATAGATCGCCTTTGCACGCCGACGGTAGAGGCCCAGAGGCTTAATCATCTCTTCTATATCAATGATGCGGCTGCGAAGTAGAGCCTCTGGTGTTGGCCAGCGTTCAAGAAACTGTGGCAGTATCTGTTTTACTACCTTTCGATCAGTCAGGTTCAGCATCATGACTCCGACCATATGTTGCCATGGGCCATCAATCTGTTGCTGGACCATCAGATCTTCTCTCATCAGAAGCTTCCTACAGCTGGGGGATTGGCTGGGCGAGGAACGTTACGCCAGCTCTGGTCAAATTTCCTTGGAGCACGACCCTTGGTGTGTTTCAGGTAGCCCTCGCGGAAGGAACGCCAGATATTCCTGTTACCGCTGAACCACATCTGCATATTCATATAGAAATTTGCACCATCACGCTGCTCGTCGAGAGCACAGTGTTTACCCTCGAGGTAGCCATACAGCCGCTCCTCTTCTTCAAGGGTCATGGTTCTTTTTGTTACATTAATCTTCCGCATCACAATACTCTGTTCTCAGTTGATATACTTTATCTATAATTTGATTGATCGTCTCACATGCCTCGTGGAACTTAGCGTAGTCTTCTTCAGATATTTCTGCAATCGGAGGCTTGTAGTCTTTACCGTAGCTACATGCTTCCCAATCAGTATCCTTAACAAGGTCCCAATCAATAATATTGGTGTGGTCACCGACACCACGGGGAATATCATCTGTTCCACACCACATCACATTGTAGTCATCAATGTATACTTTCATTCTGTCACCACACGCTTCCAATCGCCACCCTTGGACTTCAACCAAAGATTGCCATCTTGACCGACAGCCATTGAAACCTGTTTGTCTGGATCATTGGCGCCCCAGCCGCCATCCAATGTTAAAAACATACCATTTGCACTACTAACAGCAGGTTTGGTTTGTTTTTTAGTTCCTGACAATACAAGAGAGTTTTGTGAACTGTGAGGCTCGCCCTCGGGCTTTGGCTTTGCAAATGCCTCGACAGCCATAACAGGCGCCAGTGCAAGTGCTGCAAATAATCCACGTCTATTCATAATCAAACTCCTCAGGATGTTCTTCTTTGTATTTCTTCCACATATTCATCGCTTTCTGCAACTGATAGCAATGTTCCATACGAATCTGTTGCATAATGCCAAACACGTTTGTGTTCTTATCCATCGCATCTAACTTGTCGTAGCGTTTCTGCAAAGTATAGAGGACTACATCGTATTTTGGCTTACCAGCATCTTCACTCATGGAGCAATTCCTACATCCCATGAATATGTTTCCGGACCATCTTCACCGCCATTTGCAGCTGCGATTAGTTCTTCATAGTAACCACCAGCCAATGCACGGACAGCCTGATCTATCACCCACATCTTGTGATGCTCTCCATCATGCATACCATGACGAATTAGAATGCGAAGTGCTTCTTCTGCATCATCGCGCCCCGCTTCAAAAATGCTTTCTATTATATCTTCAAATTGTTGTTCATAATCTATTGTCATCACTTGTTTTTGGTCTCAATATAATTTTTAATTAGATATTCCATAAATTCTACTGTTGCGGTATTGAATGACCTAATTTTTTCAGCTTCTTCCGTAAGTCCCTCAAGTTCATGTATCCTAATCTGGAGCATGTTTATTCCAATTGTCTGAGCCACTGACTCCAATGTTTTATATTGTTCGGGAAATTTTACTTTATACTCGTTCATTCTTCAACTCCAAAATGTTTCTTTACATCTTCGATGAAGTCTGGTATCTCATGTGGATCACCATAGAAGTTATCCGTCAACACCTTGTCAAGATCGGCGATGATCAACTTGGCAAACTTTTCAAATGTTGGATTATGTCCAGCACCCCACCATCCTGGTGGGCTATTAGGATCATTATCAATTTCCATAGCAAACCCAGCCTGTTTGGCAAGTTCTTTGATACGCTGGTTCATCACTCTATCTCCTTCATCACATAGAATAACTCAATTCTTCTACGCAGTTGATCTTCTAGTTTTTGTTTTTGCCCACGGACAATTTCCGCCTGTTCTGTTCGACCGTGATATTCGTGAAGCATGATCGTAAAAGTATGAATTCCAATAGTGCGGGCAGCTGCCTTTAGCGATTCTAATATTTCATCTTCAGTCATCATTTTTTACTACTCTATCTTTCAGCCAATAAAATAACCAACAAAATTGCCCAGCTTAAATACAAACCCAAGTTGGCTACTTTTAAGCGGATAAAAATTAAATCCTGTTTTAGTAGTTTCGCCTTCTTCTCTTATGTGAAACATTATTTAACTCCGAAGTGTTCCAAGATCGTTTAATTAAACGACTTGCCATCGACATGATCTGGATTGTTCATTTCGCTTTCAACTCTGGCACATTCCCTGACAATCAACTCGGCAAACTTTTCTACACTGTATTTGTCATAAACCCCAAACTTAGGATGAACTCCAGAAGTTCGAGATTGTTCCCAAAGTTCTTTGATACGCTCGTTCATTGTTTTCTTTTCCACTCGTTGTAACCATCATCATTAACTATAACGTATATCTTCATTTTAGTCAAGTCAATAATTCTCTGATAAGCGTGCTCATACATCTTGTTGCATATCAGCATCCTTACGGGATTGACCAATTTATAAAATTCGTCTCGATCCATCACTTTTCCGCATCAAAGTACTTTGGAAACTCTTTCCACTTTTCGACGAAGTCCCTAGCCTTTTGTTCCGAGTGAAACACGAATCGCAGGTCGTAGTATCCACCCAGAGAGTTTCTCCAGACATACAACCCATAGACGATCTCCTTGGTGTCGCTGTCCTGGATCAAGTCGATCTTATATTTCTTTGGCTTATCAAACATTCCCATCACTCACCTCCACCATCTCTTAATTAAGAATGGACCCAACCTATAACTAGTATAAGGATAACCAGAATTGAACCTACTGATGTTCCAATAAAACCAATCACGAGGATGACCCGCAAAGCCAATCCATTTGATTGATAATAATCTAGCCATCAGAAGTCTCCTGGAGCAACCTGAAGGACACGGATCCCCTCAGCACGGATTGCATCGACAACCTGCTGACGATCGTCGATCCAGAGCCATGGACTGGCATAGTCATAAGTGATCTTTTTTAGCAGCTCTACTTTGACGATTGCGTCTGAGCGGTAGTCCTTAGCAGGACGCATGTAGATGTCGTCGACGTACTCAGATATATCGTTCTTTTCCAGCCACTCTTCAGTAACTTCGCGGAAAGTCTCCTCGCGACCAGTGCAAAGGATGATCTTGTTGTTGTAGTAGAGCTGGGACATCAGGTGAACGATGTCGTGGTAAACCCCGTCCTCAGCCATCCCCTCGTTGTACCGCTTCCAGTCCTTTGGAGATTGTTCAAGCCATTTGCGACGGTGTTCGTTGTTGGCGATCGTTCCGTCGATGTCGAATACCACCACGCTGAATGCTTTCATAAATCAAATTCCTTCTTAATTGCCTTCTCGATGTCCTCGCAGACGATCCACCACTTGTGCGGAGCTTTCTTGATCTGGGATTCGATCGGGTTATTTGGCTCGTTTTTGATCCTATTGACTATGTCGAAGCACTTACGAGCGGTCTGCTTCTCAACGAGTAGCTGATTGTCGAAGCGCCATCTGATATCAGCATATGCCTTTTGCAGCCTCTCGACCTGCTCCTCCCAGTACTTTTTGTCTTTCTCGAGCTCCTGGTTCTGGGTATACAGATTATGCATAGATGCTGACTGTTGATTGACAGTCCGCTTGAGCTCTTCGATCTCTCTATGCTTATTGGAGATCAGGTTTTCTGCTGACTGACCTCCATTAAAGCCACTAGCGATCGCCCGCCAGTCAGGCTCAGACTTCTGATCTCGAACATCTTCAAGTGCAATGATACGATCCATCATCTTTCTCTGGAGGATCTCGATGTTGTGAAGCCTCTCGGCTATGGTACCAGCATCACTCATCGAAACTTACCCTCTCTCATACTACGCAAAAGATCGATCTCATACTCGTCTTCCTCATTCGGATCGAATTGATTGCCGATGATTCCGATATACTCGCTCTCAGGAAAGTAGTACTTAATCAAGACTTCCATTGCCCTGGAGCGCTCTATCATTTCAATCAGATCTCGAATCTCCCAGTGACCGAGGCTATCCTTTGACTCTAGCTCGGCGATCTCACCAAGATTGTCACGATAATTCTGAACCAAGATATCACGAAACAGCCTATCACAAGTCTCTACTGAGAGCTCGAGCGTATGCCCATGCGCGACATCATAATCATCCCAACGGGAATCAGCCATTTTTACCTTACTCCGATATCCACTCATTCTATTACGCAGCCTCCGCCATCTCGACGGCCAACTCAAGAGCACGAGTCTTGACTCCCTTGTTCTGACCGTACCATGCTGACTGGAGGCGATTGTCAGCAGAGCGACCTGCCAAGTGATCCGTCAGGTAGGTGACTGCATTGAACGCCTGCCACCAAGACCCTGGAGCGAACTCCGTCCCAGGCTGCTCTTCCAAGACGTGGAATGCCAGCTCGGCGTTCTTTGACATGTCCTTCTTAGAGCCAGCCACAGGGAAGACCCGTGTGAAGTACTCTACGATGTTCTCGTCATTGTAGCGACGATCACCAAGGAATGCTGCCATCTCCTTGTATGCAGCGAGCTTGTGCTTCGCGACTCCCAGCATCTCCTTCACTGAGTCTCCGTCAAATACGCGACGGTGAGAGATCTTCGCCATGTTCTCGACCTTCGTATTGAGCGAGAGCGTCAGGGTGTTATTGCATACGACACGGATCGGTGTGAACTGAACGGTCGTCGAGTTGCCATAACGATGGAAGTTCGAGAAGAGCAGATATCCCTCAACACGATCTCCCTTGAAGAGCTCGAAGCTCTCCTTGACCTTCGCCAAACCCCAGACGATCTGACCGTCCTTCAGTGAACCTGCCGTATGCATATCCATATCACCTGCAGCAACGAAGTCATTGAAGAACTCGAATGCCTCGCGATTCTGAACGGGATTCCAGTCATCGGACACCACATCGAGGATCTTATGATCACTGGAGCGAACCAGTGCAGAACGGTCGATGGGAGTCTGGACGCCATTGATAGTGGCGAATCCAGGGATCTTCTCTACGGTCCAGTCTAGACCTGCAGCCTGAAGCATCTGTTCAGGGGTCACGTCATCAGGGACTCGAACACCAAGACCATGCCAGGGAACGTCCCCTGCATAGGCCATCTTTGCAACACCATCGACGATTTCAATCTCATGAGCCATGTTTATCTCCTCTAGGCAAGTATTCATTATAATAAGTATACGTCATATTTTGAAAAAAGTCAATCGGCTTTTTCCATGCTCCATTCCCATAATGTAGTCTTCTCATTAAGGACGGGGACGTTCAGGATCTTCCATCCTGCCTTCTTATAGACCATCGCCATACGATTCGCTCCACCCTGAGTAAAGGCACTGAAAGTGACTCTCATGACTGGCGCAGCATCATCAGATCGACCATCACTAGTGCAAACAGATAGACGACCTCGCGCTGGAAGTCTCCGTTGCACAGCCACTCGACGAAATAGATCGAGCACCACACGATCAAGATATTCATAATAAGACGTAAGAAAGATTCCATCACTCGTATCCTCGCGCTTCACTCAGGCAGATATCCATCAGGTCGTAGGTATTGATGTATTCGATTACATGCTTCCTTGGCTCGTCGTAGTTCCAGGGACCGAGCTCCTCGCGACGCTTGACAGCTGCCTTCTTGGTGCGAGCACGGATATTGTAACACTTCGAATCTTCCCGAACATCGCAGATCCAGTATACCAACTTAGCCATTCTCAGCCCCAATCCTTGAAGTCGCCAGCCTCTACAGTATCACGGAAGCCTGCAGCATATGCCTTCCAATCTTCGCTGTCAGGATCATCGATCTTTATGCGAAGGGACTTCTCACTGCTACCAACATAATAGTGAGGATCGAAGGCACGACCATAGTAGGCATCGGCGCCACCACGATCATATGCACCACCATGGCGTGTATCATAATCGGTCATATCATTCTCCTGAGGACCAGACCACATCTTCATCGGTGTACCAGCGACCTGCACGACCGACCTCTACACAATAGACGTTGTAGTAATCGCCACCTGCACAGTACCCCTCGGAGCGATCGTCCCGTTCAGAACGAGCTGCATAGTGGCCTGCAGCGAATTGGGCTGATGGCAGATCGGAATACACACCGACGAGATCTTCACCCTCATATGCAGTAGCGGAAGTCAAAACATATACAAACATATCAAGCTCCATGGAACAATTGATAGAAACCAGTCATCATCACGTCATACGCCTGACGCTCTTCTTTGGAATAGATGCTGTTGAAGAAATCCTTACCAGCCTCGCGCTCATCATGCATAATTTCAAGGAGCTCCAGGAGGCCGAAGCCATTCTCTTCGCGGACACGTTCGATAATCACTCTTGCTTCAGATACTGTCATTTTCAACTCCTTCATCATCATATTAAGAGTATACGCCGATTCGTGAAATAAAGCAAGCGATTATTTTAATTATTTTTTGGTGCGCACCGACACGTCGAAGTCGGTCGACCGACTGGTCCAGATCAGTCCCTGCCAAGAAGCCAGCCACCTGTCAAGATTCGCGACCCTCTGCTCATACTGCTCCTGAGTCAGGAGATTCTTCATGAGATCGCTGTCTAGGTGATCCATCTGTTTCTCATAGAGGCGCTCGAGTGTCTCTTCTCTCATGGCTTACTCCGGTGTAATGTCAAATGTGAAAGTGGAAACGTCGCAGGGAAGCACCCACTCAGATGCATCATGGAACTTCGAGAACCAGTAGTCACCAGAGACCTCGAGGCACCAGCATCCACCATATTCCTTAATCATCCATTGCTGGAACTCTTCAATGGACTTGATCTCGTCTTCATCGAGACCATCCATCTCACCATAGTTGAGAGCATATGCCCAGTGGCGGGGAAGTATCATCTCGATCGTCAGCATATCATTTTCCTTCATCATCATATTATCATCTTACCTCGGATGCTGAAAAAAAGCAAGCAGTATTTCTAAAAAAAAAGTGGAGCCGAAGCCCCACCAAGTCGTTATCAACACAACAAATATCAGACTAGTCCAAGATCACGATGCAGTGACGATGGGATGTTAGCACGCAGCTCGTCCTGCAGTTCCTTACGCTCGTCGATCTCACGATACATGTCCTTGACCTGCTCGCGGAGCTGCACTACTTCCTTCGGACGCTTCACGAATGACTCACCAGCCATCCGCAGCTTTGCCAGGTTACGTGCCTTGATCTCAGGATCGACTACAGCTTTCGCTGCTGCCTTCTCACGATACTTCTGTGCTACTTTCTTATGGATCGACGCTAGGGTGACGGTCTTGGGCTTCTTGGTACGAGCTGGGATATTATCCAGCGATCCATTAGCCAGTCCGTTCTTGACGAGGAACCGATAGGCACCTCGGGCATTCGTCATTGGGATCGATACAGCATCAGCAATCATCTGCACCACAGTCTCATATGGCTTGTCTTGATTGTCATTGATCACTGCGACCATTACTGCACGTTTAGACATTCACATTCTCCATTTATCATCATCACAATATGATTATACGGTAATACCAGTAATAAAGCAAGCACTATTTTCCGATCGCTCGCCCGAGAGACTGGATCATCAACCAGAATGCTGGGGTGAGGGCGAACAGAGTGATAGCCAACAGGGCCACGCCAGCAACGAATTCCAAGATATCTTCGGTCATAGTAGCTTCCTTTTCAACTTATATTATCATCTTACCCTAGACTGGGATAAAACGCAACCACTTTCTCTCGGTGGCTGCTCTTTTTTTTCTAGTAGCTGTGATATTCGTCGACGATTTCCTTGAAGGCAATATACCCCAAGAGCTCATTTAAGTAAAGCTCTAAGTCCTGGATATCATGTGGTGCTACGTTCAGTTTAATGAAGCCAAGCTGTGCTGCTCGCTCCTCTAAACGTCTGACCTGACCCTGAATGAAGCTCTTATATTGAGACCGTTCAGCCTGAGTCTTGGCTGTGCTCTCGGCAATGGCTTTGAATAATTCGGGTCGGTCAGTGCGACTATCATCAAACAGTGCCCGCATCAACACGAGTTCTTCTTCGGTATACTGATATCCATACTCAGCCATTGCTTTTCCCTTTCAAACTATAATTCATCATAGCCTAGACAATGAAATAAAGCAAGCACTATTTTTAGCAGTCAGGATCAAAATCCAGCCACTCATCCATCTCGCTTGGCTGGCCGTCATCATCGCCCCAGCTAAGATTAATAGCACCATCCTCGAGGAACCACTCGAATAGATCTGACTCGTCATGGGTGGGAAATTCTACCGCGAACTCACCATCATTATCTACTAGACGACCATCAAGCTCAGCAACAGCAAGAAGAAAGTCTTGGGTGATGGGGTAGGTAACACCATTATACTGAATCGTTTGCATAACACTTTTCCTTTTTCAAACTATAATTCATCATACCCTAAGATCAGAAATAAAGCAAGCACTATTTTATTTTTGAACGAGAGAAACCTCAACGGAGAATTCGTTGTTATCTTCGTCTAGGACGGCAATGACTTCGTCGTCTATAATGACAATATAATTACCCGCCTCACCGATCAGTGGGTTTTGTGAGTTACAGCCAGCAAAGCTCATCCAATCGGCTTTATCGAAAGGACGGAATTGGGTGGTAGCAGCGAGACGAAGAATTTCAATGGCGGTCATTTGGTTTTTCCTTTTCAACTTATATTATCATCATACGCCACATCACGAAAAAAAGCAACCACTATTTCTATCTTTTTTTATTTTTTTTCGCACAGACACGACCAGAACACGACACGCCACCATTTAAATAAAGGGGATTTAAAGCCACACTAAATACACGCCATTTACTAGTGGAAAACACTACAGTATCAGTATATCTTAGTGAATACCACTATAGATTACCGTTTACCCCGTGGTTTAATTGGTTTAATACTGCCAATCTTAGCAATCTTACGCTTAGAGCCAATAGGTTTGATGGATTTAATCGAGGAATTCCGAGATGATGATGTTTTCATTTTGTTTTCTTCCTACGTTTACGAGTATTTGACTTATACAGCTTAGTATAGAGAGCAGCAAGTACTGGTAGTTCTGGGTGTTTATGTATCCATTGACCAGTATCTGCTTGGAATTCCTTAATAAAGAAGGCATCAAGAGCAGTATATCTTAGTAGTTGCTCCTTAGTATGGTATGTTTCAGTAGTAGGCATAGTAACATCAATGCATTTAGACAGTTCATCAAAGTCACCATCACTCATTATAGAGTTATTATCGAACTCATATGCATATGCAGCAAGTGATAGTTTGATTCTATTCTTACGTTCTTGTTCTGGTGTATTGATGAATGATAGTATATTAGGCATATTGTTTGGTTTCCTGGAGTATATCAGAGACTGATTCCCATTTGTTTCGGTCTAATACTCTATACACTTTCCATTCACTATTAGTATACAGGTATACATATTCAATACCTTGGTCTTCTGCTTCTTCTAATAGTTCTTTTTCTGATACATACTGACAGAAAGGGTTCTTTACGGTATAGGACATATCACAATCAGATATCTTAGCAGCCAGAATCTTAATATCACCATTGTAAACTAACATATCTGCCAGAAACTGATTATTGTAATGTTTAAGTAACATAGCACCGACGCCACTAACATAGCCATCATAATGGCAATAGATACCATTGATGATTGATGGGTCTTGGGGGTCATAGATAGCAATGAAAGAACGAGTAGCCATTATGCTATTTCCTTATAATCAGAGCGAAGGATTGAATAGGATATATTACCTACTGGGGTAATACTGATTGTATACATATCTTTGACTAGGTTCAGAGCGTCTTTTGGGGTACGAGCACGGACTGTCTCATATTTTAACAATCGGTTGGTTCGGTCATCACGGAATACGCCAGCTTCATATACGCCGATCACAAAAGTATACATATCATTTCCCTCCATCATCATATTATCAGTATAGGTCATTTCCTGATAAAAAGCAAATAGTTTTTTTGAAAAAATTATCGCTCCTCGCCGAAAAAATCTTTATACTCCTGATCGGTCATCAGCTCATAGCATACGGCAAACAGATCACCGTCTTGGTACAGACGCCACACATTACCGTTATGGGTTGCCGTGGCATTCTGAAGCACGGAATCCCATGCTTCCCAGTAGTGTTCGTGGTCTGGGCCAGTCTTAAGGATTTCCATATCTTCGGCGGATACATTATCCATATCCTCGTGATACATGGCAAACTGTTGGGGGATATAGATACCTTGGTGGTCGCCGATCAGGATTTCAATGCCGCTCATATCGCTCTTCCTTTGCTTCATCATCATATTATCATCATACGTTCATTTTGAAAAAAAGTCAAACAGTTTTTTCACTTTTCTCTAATTCATTTGCGAGCGTATTCAGCACCACGAACAATGCCGTGGTCGCCGCCAGTTCATTGGCGCCAAGCGTACGGAATGTCTTAAAGGCATAATCAAACGCCTCCTTCAGATTGTCACGTTCAGCGAACAGATTATGGCGGATTGACTTAGCGATCTCTTGGTTTGTCATTTGCTTTCCCTCATTCATCATATTATCATCATACGTGAATGTGCTAAAAAAAGTCAACCACTTTTTTTGAAAAAATTAAATTATTTTTTGAAAATGGTTTGAACCTTATCACGGAAGTCATAGGAAGACTTCACAAATATTTGTGGCTCTGGTTCATCATCAACACCAATAATGATTACGATCTGAGGAACTATTAGGTCAGTCCTTGCTTCGGTCATCATAGCATATACTGTTGATTGTAGGAAATATGACTCGATCCAACTCTCTTCCTTGAGTCTACGACTGGTCTTGAAGTCAACAATACTTGTTACTCCATTGTATTCACCAATCATATCAGTAGTTCCAGCAGTATACAATCGCTTAGACCAGAGTGGATACTCTATACCGTATACTTTGGTTAGGTTCTTGTCTAGTACAGATCTAATAGAGTCAAACATCAATTTGTTGGCGGGCATCTGGCCTACTTGATAGTCTTCTCTCTTGACGTATTTCTCAAGCATATCATGTACTGCTGTACCTCTGTTTGCTGCTTGAGTGCTTATCTTATTGGCTTCTGCTTCGCCTACTCTAGCACGCCACTCGTTCAATGCTGTCTTATCTTGTACTCTACCAAGTACAGTCGTTACAGATGGGAAAACGCCATCAGGTGTTACATAATGGCGCTTTCCGTTTATTACTTCTCGTACTATCTTTGACTTTGGTAATAGTTGTAGGTCAAAGTTATGCGACGATTTTGAGTCTATCTTTTGCAATTATATATTCCTTCACCATTGCTGATCTAACTATGTCGTTCTCGTCGAAATCTATAAATTCGAACGACTTCATTCTATCTATTATTTTCATAAAGTCAACCAGCCCATTCTTTTCATGTTCTTTGGTGAAGTCTGATTGTCTAAAATCACCACAGAATAGTATCTTACAATTACGACCAACACGAGTGATAACAGAATCAAGCTCATGTAATGTAAGATTTGCTATCTCATCAACGACAACAATACAATCATTCAATGTTATACCGCGAATGAACGATGTGCTAATGAATTCAACAATGTTTCGTTGCTTGAGGTATTCATAAGCGTCACCCCTATTAAACAACTCAGTAAAGATTGCCTGATATGGTGCTTCATATACCTTGGTCTTCTCTCTATTGCTTCCTGGTAGAAAGCCCATATCTCTAGTTGGTACCACTGATCTAACGATTACTAGTTTCTTATATCTGCTATTCTCTTCTAGTATCTCTTTGGTTGCTAGATAGTTAGCGATAAAGGACTTACCCGTTCCGGCAATACCATGTAACATTAGGTTCTTGCCTTCATAGTATGCTTCAAACGTTCTCTTTTGATTCTCCGTTAACGGTTCAATGTTTCTTAGTTTGAAGTTCAGTTTTACACTGTTATCGTTCTTATTATTACCCTCTTGTTGTTGTTTTCTTTTTTCTTTTCTTGATATTCTTGGGGGTTGAACCATTTAATATTCCTAGAAAGTATTGATCGTGCTCCTTGTAAATCCTTTAGAGTTACCCTTTTTGATGTTTCTTAGAATGTCTCTAAAGCTATCATCTGGTTTCTTAGGCACACCAGATATTAGGTTCACTGCACCAATCGTTTGTGTTACATTTGGGTTTGCTTTTAGATAATTATCTAACTCACTCATTGACATGAATTCTTCAAAGTAATCACCAGTATCATTGTTAACGAACGTATATGTTGGCATAACTATATTGTTCCTCGTTGTATTCTTCCAACTCAAGCAATTGATCTATGTTCTTGGTCTTAATAGCGCGAGACAGTCGCTTATCTCGTTTATTATTACGTTCCCTTCTAACATCATCACCATCAATATAATCACGATCATCATTATGATTGTTATACCTTGTGTTCTTAGACTTAGACATGTTAACCAGTGATCTCCTTTACTTTGTCGGATAACTTCTTTTTTGGTGTAGGCAAAACCAACTTTGGTTCCATTGGTGTAGGTATCATATCAGGGAATGCTGTTCTTACAACTTCTTCTGTGATTCTAGGCCAAGGAAACTGTTTATCTTTGATCGCGCATAACATTTCAGCATCGGCTGGTGCTATCGTCTCTAACAATTCAATAAACATCTGTTCGCGCTTGGTCTGAGGTAGATTAGGATAGAATCCCTCAACAAAATAGGTCAGCTTACGGTGTTCGCGAATGAATACATTCTCTTGATCTACTAGATCATTTACTTTGTATGGTGGTCTACCTTCAGGTAACAACCATTTTACTGCGGGATCATATGCTCCCTGAAGCACCATTCGCAAGATTACGCTATCATTAAATTTGAGCGCATCTATCATTTCTTGTTCTGTTCCTAGTTTACTTACCTTCTCTAAGAACTCGGCCACGCCTACTCTAGTTGCCATATTATTAAAACTCCGAAATATGTTCTGTTAAATGTTTCAGTTTGTTCACGATAAAATAATTAAGTAATTTCTCACGACCTTTTGATGACTGACTATCATATGATTCCATCACTTTCATAGAAATATCAATAGGAACCATACTTAGGTCAATCAGTTGTTTGTTTCGCATGTAATTGCGATAGTTAGGATGCTTTTCATCAATATCTGTATCTAACAAAGCATCAATCTTCTTTTGAGTCAATGGCTTCTGACGCTCACCAACAACAAAACAATTGTCATTAGAAAGCACATTAGGTACGCCATCGCCCGAGTCTCCCTTTAATACATGCTCTTTGAGGTAACGTACAGGATCAGCATGTTTGATATACTTTTTACGTACTGGATCATACTGCTTTACGTTATCATTCACATGTAATTGAATGAAGTCTTTATCACCAGATAAGATTAGGATATCTTGGGCTGGAAACTCGCTAAACTCTTTCACGAGTGTGGCAATGATATCATCCGCCTCAGCTGATTCAATATCAATTACTTTGTATGGGAAATACTCCTTGAGCTCAGCACGAATCTTATTCATGCACTCAAAGATTGATTGCCAGTTAAGCTCAGATTTCTCTTGATTCTTTTTACGGTTCGCCTTATAATATGGGAAAACCTGTTTACGCCAGTAGTTGGTGTTATCACAAGCAATCACCAACTCACCATATTCACTACCGAACTTCTGCCTATAAGAACGTAATGAATTGAGAACCATATGGCGTACCATGTTCTCTTCTAGTTGAGCGTTTGTATGATTACCCAATTGCATTAGTAGATTAGACAGCATTACTTGATTGAGGTCAACAATAATCATATTATAACAACCAGTTATTAGCTGGTTCCTTTCTCCATCATGTCTTCTTTAAGTGTAACATTCAGCTTATCAATAATTCTAAAGGTAGTATCGCTTGTTCGCTCAAATACTTCCTCTGCTATTGTCTGAAACGGATGGTCTATACCATGCGTCTTACATAGGAATGATCTAATTGCTTCTATCACAAACGCACCATCTTTAATAGATATATCTTCTTCGTCGTTTATATTGAAACCAGCAAGTTCAATCTGCTGGAATAGTGTAGGTAGAATAGTCTCAAGAGTCTCAATGATATGTTGGAACTTTATCATTTGCATTCTTTCATCAATCTCGTTCAGATCGTTGGGAACGAACGAAGGATTAATGTTGTTCTTAGGAAACTTGATTACATTATCCATATGTTTTACCTATGATTATAATAATGCTTTTCTCGTAATAAGTCAAGCACTATTATTTAGCAAATTGAAACTATTTGGGATCCACGATCAGTGAATTTGAAGTCATACACTTTACATGAAGTATAGTTTTCAATATGATGTCTGACATGCTCTTGTTTATCAGGAGTAACATAGAATATAAAGAAACCACCACCGCCAGCACCAAGTAGTTTACCACCAATTGCTCCAGCTATTCTTATATTTTGATACACGTCATCGAAGTAGTCTTGTGTTATCTCGCTGACTACTCCTTTCTTATCTAGCCATGCCTCATGTAATAGGTCACCAAAAGAGTCAACATCACCATTGCGCAGGTATTCAAGACCAGTAAATGCTTTGTCTCTGCTACGTCTTACTAGATTGAACTTATCAGCATCACTCATTGCTGCTGATTGTTTCTGTAAGATACTATTTGCTGATCTGCCCTTTCCACTATATACTAGCATTAGATTTGATTCTAATTTGCCTAGGGTAGAAAGGGAAACATTTGTATGGTCTACTGATACCTCACCATTTTTTCTAAAACGAAATAGGTTCAGCCCACCATAAGCAGCAGCATACTGGTCTTGTTTTCCTACGGGATAGTTACATCTATTCATCTCTATCTCGCAGGCAATATCTGCTAGGTAACCATTAGAGGCAACACCCCATTTACTTGCTGATAATGCATTAATCAGACCAACGGTAAAAGCAGATGATGATCCTAGACCTGATCCCTTAGATAGAATATCAGATATAGATGCTACTGTTATTTCTTTCTCAATGTTGAAGTACTTCAATGTCTCGCTGGTAATGTTTGTTTGCATTGCCTCAACATCAGGAAATTCTTCAATCTGATCGTACATCACTTTAACACCGAGGTGAGGTGTCTTATGAACCATGACATAGATGTATTTGCTTATAGTAACAGAGAGAGCAGCACCATCTTCCTTAGAATAAAACGATGGCAGATCGCTGCCACCGCTGAAGAAACTGATACGTAATGGAGTCTTTGTTAAGATCATTATCCTACCTTGTATGAGAACATTTGTGTTTCTAGTTTTCTCTTTTCTGGTGTATCATACTTATCGTTTAGATCACCAAGCATTCTGTTCCAGCGGCTGATTGCTAGGTCAGGATGATAGCGTGTATCAACATATGACTTGTTAAACAACAGACGAGAACGAACAGCATCAGACTTAGTTCTAACAGCCATGATAGCAGAATAGAGGTGTTCGCCAAACATATCAGCATGTTGTCTCTTATCAGCAGAACCATCATACATAAAATTCATGCCGCCAGTCGTATCAAACAATGCACCAAAGTTAGGATGAACGCACAACATACCAGCACTCATTGCTTCTAGGATAGAACGACAGGCAGTCTCTTCCCAGATAGAAGGATAGGCACAGATATGATAGTCTTTCATCATCCCTCTAAGTTGGTTGAACTCAGTATATCCGTGATATGTAATCTGTGGGTGACTCTTACATGTATCAAATAGTTTTTCGTATGGCTTATCAGCATCGGGCCAGCCATACATATTGAAGGAAGAGTGAACGTGTAGGTGTATCTTCTTATCTTCCTTGGCTAACATCTCAAACATCGGTACCAATAGTTCTAGGCCACGATGAGGTGTAGTAATGTAACAGATATTAACGACATCATCAACATCTGGTTTCTTATCAATATCAACATCTATTGGCTCTAAACCATTTTCAATAACAGTATGTTCTGTTGAATAGGGAACACGTAAAATATCTCTGAACCGTTGATACTGCCAGTTTGAGATGAATACTATCTTATGAAATTTCTTACGGAAATGAGCGTCCTTCAGTTTCTGACATTCAGGATCTTCTGGTAGATCATGTAATGTTAATACGCGAATCTTTGACGAATCTAATTCTCTGATACGTCCAGGTATAATCTGAGTATTGACTAACAACTCACGAGGAATTCTACCACCATAGAGGAACCGCATGAATAGTTCGGTTCCGCCGTTTGCATTCTTACCTGCTTCATTCTGTTCTATTAGATCAAAGTTATTTTCCATTTTACTCTCACTTAAAGATCTTAAAGGCACACTTAACTTCACCACCTTGGTCTAGGTCTGCTCTGTTACCGCCATGAATACCTAACAGTTTCCATCTCCAACCAGTAGCATCAAGAAACTCATTGAATGCTTTGAACTCGCCTTCTTCCCATCCAGGATAGCCAGCAATCTCATCAAATACAATAACGCTACCATCTTGCCACATATCTGCCTTGGTCAACTCACCAAAGATAGTCTTAGCACCAGAGTAAATGTCGCAGTCAATATGAACGAAAGCAACTTTGTTATGGTTCATTGCCTTACAGAATGGGCCCAGTGTATCCTCGAACCAACCCTTTACAAGAACCACATTGTGTCTGAGATTTTCTGGGATCTCACAGGCGAAATGGCCTTTCTTTACACCACCAGCACCAGACCAATCTTCTGGCAATCCCTCAAAGGAATCGAAGCCAAACACTGGTCGATCAGTAAAATGAGAGATTGCTCTGATAGTATTACCAACGTGAACGCCAAATTCTAACACCAATCCTTGCGGCATACCATATGTGTATTCACCAAGATTAAGCACAGGGCAGTTAGCCAATCTTGTTAACAATAATCTTTTCTCGATAGCCATTATTTACTTGCTCCATAGATTATGTTGATTACTTCCCAAGCATTCCTAGCACTCTGTAGTCCTGCTTCTGGTGTTCTGTTAGTTCTAATATCTTCCATAAATTCGATGATCTCTTGTTCCCAAGACTTATCTTCCTGTGGGTATTCCCAGATAGTTGTATGTGGTGGGCCCATCTCTGGTCTGACTTCATAATACTTGAGAGTCTCAATACCGTAGCTACCGCCAAGACCATTGACTTCTAGCTTACCCTTCTTGCCGTAGATCTCAAACGAGAAGGTATTCTTCCATTCGGTACAGCTTACATGAATGAATGCTGTCTGTTTCTTATCGTTACGCAGTGTTAGGAAAGCATTATCATCCAACACCTGATCCCAATAGAATGTCTCGGCGAAACCCTTTACATCAGTAAATTTACCCAAGAACTTCTGAGCGAGGTCAATGATATGAATACCCTGTTCGACCAGCTCACCACCGCCAGCCAACTTAGGGTCACCACGCCATTCTTTGTTGTATCCTACGCGACCACCATGCCCGTAGCGAGCACGGATATACATGATATCACCAATGTATCCCTGTTCGATCAGCTTGGTTGCTTTCATCATAGCAGGATGGTAGCGATGATTGAAACCAACACGAACCATCTTACCAGCTTTATCTGCTGCTAGGATGATATTGTTGATGTCTTCAATATCTTTACCGACTGGCTTCTCAACCAATACATGTTTACCTGCTTCTAATGCTGCGATCGTAATCTCTGCTAACATATTATGCATTGTAGCAACGATGACAACATCAACATCGTTTCGGGTAACGGCATTCTTCCAGTCGTTTTCTATCACACAATCAGTATAACCTGTTGCGGAAATTAAGTCAATGCATTTTTGTTTGTTTATATCGTGGACGGCAACTAACTTACAACCAGCCAGTTGTTTTGCTCTCTTGTTACCTACAAGGCCACATCCTACTATAGCTATATTCATTGTTTATTCACTCTTCTTAATGTATATAAATCACCAGTCGTATTGTATTTATCCATATTTTTCCAGTCGTCCCACTGGGCTGCTACTAATTTACCTGTTAATCCATCACTCTGTTCTGATGCTAGGAAGTAACACAACTCAGCAGCTATATTGATATCAGCACCACCCTCTTGTTGTTGCTTTATCATCCTATCATAAAATGACTGACCCGCTAGCTCTGGGCCAGCGGCAATTGCCTGTTCCATAAAGTCAGTATTCAATGATCCTGGAGCAACACAATTAACATCAATGTTAAATTCCCTCAGCTCTTCTGCTAGTGTCTCGCCGAATCTAACGACAGCTGCCTTTGATGCTGCATACGCTGAGAAATTAGGCATGGGTTGAGTAGCACCACCACCCGATAGGATGATGATCTTACCCTTACCATTTGCTTTTAAGATGGGAACGGCAAACCGACACACATTAACAACACCCATTAGATTGACTTCTATGGTCTGTTTCCAGTTGTCTGGTTTGATAGTTTCTAGTGGCCCAATCGGCCCATATATACCAGCGTTACAGACGATAATATCTAGATCTTGATGATCTTTAATCATCCTAGATACAGTCCAAGCACTGGATACATCACACTGGTAATGATTTGGTGTATCCTGTTTTCCTCTAGAACAGGTTACGACATCAATACCCTTTGACGTAAACAACTCAGCAACAACTTTACCGAGTCCGCGAGTACCACCTGTTACGAGTGCTTTTTTATATTTTAAATCCACTTGCCACCGCATCATTACAAAACATTTGAACCGTTTCTTTTGAGAACTGCTCTAGTGACTTAGAACGGAAACCCTTTACCTTCTTAATTAGGTCAGGTGTCATCGTAATAATATCACAACCAATATTAGATGCTTCAATATAATTATATGCCTCGCGTGGGCTGGCCCATAGCAATTCAGTAGTCTTGTTTGGATAATTGCGTAGACCAGCGTCAATAATCTGTATTGCTTCTTCCATGATGTGGATTGGATTATGACCCAAGTCAGCAATACGTCCAGCAAACACAGAGATGATAGTTGGGGTATCTTTAGTGATACACTTCACGATATCCCGTACCTGATCGATAGTAAACACTGCTGTTACGTTGAGCTTGATTCCTTCATTAGACAATACAGAGATTACTTCTTCTGTTGATTCGCCTTTCGTATTCATTACAGGAATCTTAACATACACTGGATATTCATCAGACCAAGAGTCAATCTCTCTGGCTTGACGAATCATTCCCTCATTATCATCAGCGAATACCTCAAGACTCAAGCAAGTGTCTGGTCTCTTATTGTATAGGTATTCAATTAGACTCTGAGAGAATTTAACATAATCAGTTACACCTGCTTTACGCATCAATGTAGGATTAGTCGTGAATCCTTTAATCTCGAGATCCTTTGCCGCCTCAATAATACCATCAAAGTCAGCACCATCAGCAAATAGTTTCATTCCATAGCTCCACCGTTTACGATATGATTACAAGCAGCATATACATTATTGACGAAATAATCTGGTCTTACATTACGCCATTCTTCTGGCCAGAAATCTATATCTTCTTTACTACCTATATAGTAGCTCTTCATTCCGCACTTGTAAGCCAGAACCATATCGCGCCAGCTATCACCAATCATGATGCTATGTTTCAGATCAATATCATGTTCTTTGGCAATATCATCAACCATTCCTGTTGCTGGTTTATAATGATCTGAGCTTCTCTCGGTGCAATAGTCAAACCCATCAAACCTAAAATAAGACAGAGTACACTGCATAATAGCGAACAGATCTGCGATATCCGTACCTTCTGTTGGATCTTCGTCGGAGAAATCTGGCTGATTGGTAATCATAAACGTCTTCCAACCATATTTCTTTACGAGATTAACTGCTGCTTTTGACTGCCAGTTGAACTCCAACTCTTCAATAGTCCAGGGAGCAGTCATCTTAGTTGGCCGCTTGACTAGCTTATTCAATACACCGTCTTTATCAAAAAATACTGCTTTTACCATTTTGTTTTTCTCATTTGCAATTCAGGATGTGAAACTACACAATGCCAGACGACAGCCTGGAACGCTTCACTATGTGGTGTAATTCTATCTGGATTTACTGGGGGAACAACGACTGCTAGGTCAGACTTTGTAGCAGCGTAGCCATCTTCTTTACCCACAATCGAAAGTACGCAACCCTCCATTTTATGTGCGTAATCAATTGCCTTAATAAGACCAACAGATACGTTACGCTCAACGCTACCACCACCAACAGAGAGAACAATTACTGTGTCTCCTTGTGTAAACCGTGAGGTGCGTAGATACTCGATGAATACTGTATCAAACCCTTCATCGTTTGTGCGAGCAGAGAGTTCGCTAACATTGTCTGTTGGAGCATAAGCCTCGATGCCGCAGAGTTTTCGCAGGTCATTAACCATATGGGATGCATTGCCAGCAGACCCACCCACGCCGAGAACAAATACTCGTCCATTCGAAATGTCACGGGTGGTGCGCAGGGCATTGGCAAAACTCTCTATCTTTTGTTTATCGATCAACTCGCCGATGCGAGCAACTTCAGAAAAATATTCTTCGACGTGTGTCATTACGTATTCTGCTCCTCAATTCACTTGAACTGTAATCATGATTTCTTTCATTGTATATAATTTCTATACCACGCCTATCGCATATAGATTGGCCTGTTATAACATCCAGCTGATGATCTATTCCGACAAATCTCTTGTTGATATCTAGCGTCGCCATCATATTTATTAGGTCGTGTTCAGTATCATAAGGAATGATATAATCAACATGAACGCATGAATCTAACTGCATCCATCTCTCGAACACAGTCTGTATAGGTTTATTTTTTTCTGGTCTATCTATTGTTGGGTCAGTGTGAAGGCCAACGATAAGCCAATCACACTGACTCTTACAGTCTTTCAACATAGCAATATGCCCTGGATGCAAAAGATCAAAGGCTCCACAAGTAAATCCTGTTATCATGTGTTTGGCGCTTGCCTTTCAATGAAAGCTGTATTATAGTTTGTTGACTTGAAATATTCAGCAACAAGTCTAATAACAACTTCTGGGTCAAAAGTCTTACAGGAGAAAACGTCAAGATACATATGATTATGTTCGTTGACGAAATGGGCGCAGATATTACTGGTCTCAATCAATTGAACGAGAGTGTATCCTGCTTTATTTCCTGAACCAAAATTGATAATCTGAGGTTCACCATAGGCAACCATATCAATATCAGTCACTAGCTGTTTAACAAAATTATAGATGTTATCGTGAGAGGTAATAGCATCATGATCACAGCCAGATGCGTCTAAGATAAGGTGAAAACCCCAGTAATCGCTCATTTCATTTGACCTCCTTAAGAGTGTTGAAAAACATTATTTATTGTTGATGAATGAGAGTTTTTGTTTCTCAGTCCAATCCTTTAGATAATCATTATCTTCGTCAAACATACGGAGATATTCTTCTTTAGTAATCTCTCTATGAGACATTACCTGATCACCAATGTGATATTGGCTGAATTCTGTGAGTTTTACATCATGCATCTCACAAACGACAGTATCCACAGCCCACTCGGCTGGGTCTTCATCATTCAATTCAACAGCATAACGATTACGAAAACTCGTAAGCACATCAACCATAACAATTTTTGTCATCAGTAAGCCTCAATGATCTGAGCGTATTGGACTGTATCAATACGGAAAGAACGCCATCCGCCCTTTTCTACATCCCAGGCAACAACTGTATTGAGGTTTGGTTCTTTCTTGTGCTCTTCATCTAGATGCTTGATATCAGTATTAGCAGGCACAAGATCCCAGCGAAGAGTACAACGCATCTTACGAAAATCGCCGTTTACTTTAGTGAAATGGATCTCACAGACATGAGCCTTGAGATCCTCAAGAAGGTGGTCACGTTGAAATTGCATAATATAAGTCCTTATTCAGCTAAGAGTTTACGATTGTCATTAGTTTCAGAATTGATCTTTTCTGCTAGTTGACTGTAACCACCGATATGGAAACCATCAACGACTACGATTGGGTAAGATTTAGCATTAGGAAACTTTTCCAACACGATCTCACGGGTAAAATCTTCATCCAGTTTATATTCATTGAAAGGAATATCCATGGTACGAAGAAGTTGTTTTGCTTTAGTGCAGTATGGGCAGTTTGGTTTGCTGTAAATCTCAATCATCCTAACAACTCCTTCCAGTATAGTTCGATATCTGACTGAAAGCAAGGATTAAATCCTCGTTCCCACATATCTTTAATTACCATAGTCTCGAGTAGCATCATAAACTCAACTCCTGATCTTTCATTGTTAATTCATATTTGTTCATCTTATCAAGATAACCACGGTTCCTTAGTTCCTTGAACACTAGATTCTCGAAACCAAACTCACCACCATCGGCAATAGAAGCAGCACGCATATCTCTCAACTTTGCCTTTAGATCTCTAACAGCACCAACATCCATCTTATCTTTGATGATGGTATCGATCAGTCTCTTATAGAATAAGACTTTTCTCTTTAGAGCTGGATCGTTCTTAAAGTCGTATTTCCCGCGAGGAGGGTATTGAACCCACGTGTTTCGTTTGATACTGTAGACGCCTTGACCACGGGGATAACTTGCATGTGAGTCTTGCGCATAGGGTTCGATTGGGTATCCGAGTACAGACACCTTATGTGTGAGAGTCCATAGGACTTTCTTGTCTTGGAGATATTCATCAACCATCTCTCTGTTTTGGCCCAGCTGATCGCGATCAAGGATAAGATGGACGTCTATGTCTGATTTAGATGTGTAGTTATAATTAACATTACCACCTATTATAATGATATCCTGTATAATGTCAAGTGGTATTTTCGCGAAACTGGCCCATGCCTTCGCAAATTCCATCAGTTTGTTTCTTACTTCTGGCTTTAATTTAAAACCATCCCACAGAACAGGATTCAGCTCGTCATGATATTCTAGGCTGATCTTGACTTCATCAAGTCCTATTGATTCTCTGACCGTTCTGGCTTTAATATCCCTTACGCCTTCCTTCTTCATAAGATTTCTGAGGATAGGATCATGTTCATCGGCGTATGGCTCAAGATCTAAATCTTTAGGAACTATCTTTAAATCTTCACCATGGACTCTCTTAATGTATGGTTCTAGGAATTTTGTATATTTTTCCCAGTTAAGACCTACCTTTTCAACAGCCATGCGCTCTAGATGTGTAGCGATATGGTGGGCTTCTTGATATGTAAGATGATCTAAATCTAGTAGTGTCTTTTCTGCTATCTCATGTATGCGAAGGAACTGAGATATATCAACACCCTGAAATATTGTCTTAAGATGACGGTCAATGTATACTGTCTTGCCGTCTTTAGAATAACCTGCTAGATAGGGAATATCAAATTTCTTATTGATAGGAACTCTGTTGATAGTTGCCATTCTGACTTTGAAACGATTATCGTTCATCAGTTGTCTTGCTCTCTTAGTCAAGACTTTAATTAGCTTTGGGTTCTTTTTACCCTTTTTGCTTATTACTCCAGGCATATCAGTGGTCCCATATCAGTTTGGATAAATCATCAAATGTATTTATAGTTGAATCGCGCATACATATTTCTTGATATGCCTGTATGTCGCCGCACCATTCAGTACCAGTCCACCACTCGAAACCCTGAAATTTAGACTTATAGAAACAGGATTTACCATACCCAGGACCGATGTAAAGATAGTCCAATCCTTTAGATCTTGCTACCTCAACTTCATAGTCAACTATCTTTACGCCAATAGACAATTTAGGCTCAGAGTAATCCCAAGCAGTAAACTGACTCTCTAATCCACCGTCATAATTGATAAACTTAGTGAAAGCTACCAATCTATCTTCTTTATGCACTGATAGCCAGCTAGTCCTATCAAGATCAGTGGCTATCTTATATTGTGGGGTAAAGTCTCTTGCTACTACGAATTCCTCAAACACCCTTTCAAACTCAGAATAATCTTCTGGGTTATCGTGATGAGTAAACGTATAGTTCTTGATTTGTTTTGGCGTCTTATTATATCTCGAGAGATCTAGCCTTACCATTCTAGAAGGATACCAGTTACCATATTGAACAGACCAACCCTGTTCTAATGCTTTATACTCTGGTTCCCCCTCAAGATCTAATGATAATTTATAAACCTGTAAATCATATTCATCAATATTACCAAAAATGTGTTTTATTATTGTTTTCATTAGCCTATGGTAAATTTGTTAATTTCGTCTGTGATGAGGTCGACCCAGACATTAAGTCTATTATCGTCCACATCAATGTTATTTACACCATCAGGAATGACATTAATTGATAGATTATTCGCGCGAGCTTCTTGCTTAATTTGATCGTGCACCGTATCGAATGTTTGACCTACGTACTTTTCGAATAGATTTATCATTCTTTTTTCCTTTTTCCAAAACTTCTATCAACAACTTAGCAGTCCCACTGTGAAAGAAACCAAGAGCAATTGCTCCGCCTTTCGTCACATCTATATCTCTACCACGAATATATGGCCCTCTATCATTCACTCTTACTATGATAGATTTACCAGTCTTTTCATTAGTCAATCTTAATACAGTCCCAAAAGGAAATGTGCGGTGAGCGGCTGTAAACCCATAGGGATGGAAACGCTCACCGTTAGCTGTCTTTTCGCAACATTCATACCATGTTGCTGATGCTTTGTATTGTTTAGCTGCTCCGTGGGCTTCACTAAAAGAAAACAACAGTGCCAATAGGAACAGCAGATTTGCTGTCTTTTTCATATGCTATTTATGCTGCAAGAATATCTTTTAATCTATCAGCCGCATATGAGGCAGCAAAAGCATCTGGTTTAATCATTGGTATAACATTACACATACCACGGATATAGCCAACTGCCTGTTGTGCCACGCATGATGAGCCATGTCTAATATCTGGATTGATATCTAGATGGACCTCAAAGTGACGATCCCCGATAGCTTCAGCCAGATCAAGATAAAGCTGCGCTGCCTTCATAACTTCATTCATTAGACGCATTGCTGGCTTATCCATCTTTTGATCATAATCGCGCTCAGTAACAACTTCGCCGAATACCTTACAGCCTCTGCAACTGTCGTGATGGACGACAACAGCCAATGTGTAATCGGCCATCCAGAGTTGTGATTTCTTCTTACGATAGCGTTCAGAATCAGCACCAATATAGATTGATGTAGTTTCTGAAGTGTTACGAATAAATTCGCGAATTTCTTCTAGATCAAATTTAGGTCTCATAACTCACCTGTATTTTGGTGCCCACGGGGAGACTCGAACTCCCAGAACTCGGATTTTAAGTCCGATACGGTTACCTATTACGTCACGTGGGCAAATGTTTTCTGTGTACTTTAACACTTATCCAGGAATTATAATACTCCGTATTTTCTAAAACGTCAAGCAAAAATTGCTGTTTCGCTTCAAAATAATTACACTCGCCTTTAGTCTTACAAAACCTTATGATCTCTCTCTTAAAATTGTGTGCGCCGAGATTTATCACATCTTCCTGTAATTCTTTATTAGAACCGTAATAGTCTTTCCAATCCGACTCAACGAGAGTGCGTTTCTTTTTACCCTTGACCTGTCTGGTCTTGGTTCTCTTGAGTAACTTTTTACCAATATACTTCTTCTGGCTGGCCAGATTGGTTATCTTATATACGAATCCTAAGTATTCTTCAAGTATTTCCGAATCAACTACAACTCCGTTATAAAACCACGGATTGTCATAGCTCATTCTTCTTCTTCTAACTCATCTTCTTCTTCATCGTCATAATAATCATCTGGTTCGTCCTCATAAATCATTTCACCACAATATGGGCAATATTCAACCACTTCAGACAAATCAGATTGAACATCAAATTCAGCATCACAACCCTGACATGTAAATGGGAAAACTGTTTCAGACATTTATTACTCCTTACATTGCTTCTTCTTGTCGGCTGCGATAGTCTTTAGATCAGCAACAAGAGGAGGATTCTTTACTGTTTTTGAATCAGGAACAGGGAATGTAATCTTAGAAGCAACTTCGACTTCAGCAACCGTTACCTGATATTGTGTAAAGTCAGATGATAAACCGTCCTTGTGAGGGAACATGAAAGCATATGACTTTTTAGTAACATCATCAATAACAATTTTAAATAGAGTGTCAGGAACGACAACCTTATCAGCACCAATAGTTTTTGATCCGGATGAGTAAATGTTACCCGCATAGATCGTATGTGGATGTTTAGTCTGATAGACCCAAGCACGAGCTGCCGACTCTAGATTTTTCCAAGTACCGCGATTAACGGATGGAAGTTGTGGGCTCATGTTAGACATATAGAATGATTCATGCTCGACTTGATTGTCCCAAGACATATCAGCATCGTTGGCTAGATGCCCCTGATCATATCCAGAACCAGCATAATCAGATGGGGCAGATCTAGCACCAGCTGGTAGAGACTGGTCGGCAGCAAAAGCATTAGTGCGAGCCACGCACCCGATAGCATGATCTGGGGTAAGAGTCCAAGCGACCCAGTTTGGGATTTTGGCAACAGGATCATGCTCGAGCAAATAAGCAGTCCTACAAATGACAGGGTGATTAGCGACTGTAGATGGTGTTCCATATGGCACCTGTACCGAACAAGAAGCGACTGGCTTCGGTGGTAATTGATCCGCAGCACGAGCAAAACCAACAGTTGCTAATACTAGAATTAGAAAATTAAATAGTAATCTCATAATTTATCTTCCTTTTTTATTAAAAAACTTTCAGAAACGAAATTTTCAAGTATTTCTCTATCGCTAGTGTTCTTTTTATTTAACACTTCTATGTGTTTTTTCATTCTCTCTCTTAAATGTTTTGCTCTTTTTTTGTTATATTTTGGTTTTATAACAGTAGAGCCACCCAAATAACTTCCACTCATAATGAGAAACCCTTGAATGTTTCGTTGTTGACATCTTTCTTCACCCCACCATTAACATAGCTTGTAATCTCAGTTTCCTGCGGCGCGACCTGGACTTCAGCTCCACTAATCCATTTTTGAGTCCATGGTAGTGGATTTGATCCGTTCTTATATATAGGCTGCAGACCTACTGCTGTCATTCTTTTATTGCAAATCCACTCGACATATTCGTTGAGTAGAGACTCATTAAGACCAATCATCGAACCATCTTTGAATAGATAGTGCGCCCATGCCTTTTCCTGCTCAGCTGCATCACGGAACATTTTGATGCATTCATCTCTGGTTTCTTCCTTGATCTTAGCAAAGTCAGGATCATCATTTGGTAACACCTTTAGCAACTGCTGAGTCCCAGCAAGATGCAAGTTCTCATCGCGAGCAATCAACTTAATGATCTTCGCGTTGCCTTCCATCTTCTTCAGCTCGGCGAACGCCCATGAGCAGGCGAAGCTGACGTAGAAGCGAACACCCTCAAGGATGTTGACCGACATGAGCGTGAGCCATAGAGCTTTCTTGTGCTCATACTTTTCATGAAGAATTTTTTGACCTAAATTTTTTGCATGTTCCAAGTCGTTATTATAAGCAATCAAGCTGTCGTAGTACTTGCTGATGTCACCAGCACAGTCCACGATCTCCTGCATATCTAGGATTCCGTCGAAAACTTCTGATGGGTTGGCGTAGATATTTCTGATGATGTGGGTGTAGCTTCTTGAGTGAATTGACTCTGAAAATGCCCATGTAAGGATCCAGTTCTCAAGTTCTGGTAAACTACAAATTGGACCGAAGGCGACTGTAGGAGCTCTGCCTTGAACACTGTCGAGTAGGATCTGACGTTTGAGGTTAGAAGTGAAGATGTGCTGCTCATGCTCTGTCAATCCTTTAAAGTCTTTAGCATCACGATAGATGTCAATTTCCTCTGGGCGCCAGAAGAACCCAAGTTGTTTCTCTGTTAGCTTTTCAAGGAATGGATACTTTTGCTTATCATAACGTGCGATTGTTGGTGCATCATCAAAAAATGCTCGCACTTTTGTCGAATCTTTACGGTTAGTCGAATCAAATACACTCATAATAATTCCTTATCAACATCTTTTAGTGTGTCTCCAACATATTGTAATGGAACGACCCATTTATACCATTCGCTGACAGTCTCCTTGCCATTCTTAACAAGGACCAATAACAAAGGTTGGAATGTTTCCATATCAACCCAACGCTTGTAGACATATATGTCTTTTGGGTCTACACCAGCAAAAGCATTTTTTACTTCATCTTCTGATCTACAATAATGGAATATTGGTTCATCGACAAGTGAAGTGGCAATTGGTCGCTCAATCTTTTTCATTTTACAAGACCCTCTTTCACAAACTCAATAACTTTTTTAGCTCGTTCACGCCAAATATTCTTCTGATCTTCATTATAATGCCCAGCCCAGTCACCACCATTATTACCCATTGCCATTTCAATAGCAACTTTCTCAATCAATTCATTCATTTCAATCTCCTTAAATACTTCTAAAAAGCAATCATAAACAAAATCATCCCATTCACTTTCTTTAGATTTTACATGATTCACAATCTTCGTCATCAATTTCACCTGCTGCTAATGGAACATCAATCTCACCAGCCTGATCGTTGGTGTTGAAATAATAGAGTTGTTTACCGCCATACTTATAGAACATCAACAAGTCCTGTAACATAACACTCAATGGAATCTTTTCTTCCTCAAAGTATTTTGGATTGTAAGACGTATTGACACTGATTCCTTGATCGATAAACTTTTGTAAAACTGCGCATATCTTGAGATAACCTTGTGGGGATTTTTGATCCCAAAGTAGGTCATACTTGTTCTTAAGCCTCCTAACTTCGGGAACGACCTGTTTGAGAACACCGTCTTTGCTCTGTTTAACCGATACCAGACTCCTTGGTGGCTCGATACCATTGGTCGAGTTGGATATTTGAGCTGACGTTTCAGCTGGCATAAGAGCCATGAGTGTCGAATTGCGAATGCCATGCTTCGCTGCTTCCGCTCTAAGTGTTTCCCAGTCTTTCTTGTATTCAGGTGCAACGATTTCATCTAGATCCCTCTTATATGTGTCAATCGGCATTAACCCTGCAGAGTATTTTGTCTCATTAGTCTTAGGACATGCACCCTTTTCTTTAGCAAGATCAACGGATGCTTTGATCAAGTAGTACGACCATGCCTCGGCATACTCATGTAGTTTTACTAGTCCGTCACTATCTATATGTTGATAAGATAGATCATTACGAGCAAGCCAATAAGCCAGATTGATGATACCAATGCCAAGAGGACGACGATTATACGTTGAGTTTCTTGCAGCCAAAACTGGATAGTCCTGATAGTCGAGAAGCTCATCCAGAGCACGCACAACAAGAGTGCAAGGTTTTTCAAAGTCATTTGGATCACGTATCTTCCCCCAGTTAATAGCTGCTAGTGTGCATAATGAAATTTCTCCATCAGGATCATTAAAATCATTTAGTGGTTTGGTTGGTAGATTAATCTCACAGCACAGATTAGATTGGCGGATAGGTGCAATATCTTTAAGAAATGCGCCGTGGTCATTTGAATGGTCTACGTTTTGAAGATAAATTCTGCCAGTGTCTTTACGCTCTTGGATGAAAGCCGAGAAGAGGTCAATCGCGGGGATTTGCTTCTTGCGGATTTTTGTAGAACGCTCAGCTTTTTCGTAGAGTTCTCTGAACCTGTCGCTATCTGCGAAAAACGCATCGTACAAGCCTGGAACATCTTGCGGCGAGAAAAGGGTAATGTGTGAGCCAGCAAGCAATCGCTCATACATAATCTTATTGAATTGGACTCCATAGTCGAGATGTCTGACACGATTATCCTCCGTTCCCTTGTTGTTCTTTAGTACTAATAGGTCTTCAATTTCTAGGTGCCAAATAGGATAGTATAGAGTAGCAGCGCCTCCGCGAACACCTCCTTGGCTGCAAGACTTAACTGCGCTAGAAAATAGTTTATAGAACGGTATAACGCCAGTATGACTTGCATCACCGTTACGAATAGGAGAATTGATAGCGCGAATGGAGCCAGCACCAATCCCGATACCAGCCTTTTGGCTGACGTACTTAACGATGGCAGATGTTGTTGCATTAATTGAGTCAAGCGAGTCTCCAGTCTCAACAAGAACACAAGAGCTGAATTGCTTTTGAGGCGTACGTAGTCCAGCCATGATTGGCGTAGGGAGAGAAATTTCGAAATTAGAAACTGCATCATAAAAGTCCTTAACCCATTTTAATCTATCTTCTTTGTATTTACGGAACAACACCATACCAATAAGCATAAACGCCATCTGTGGCGTCTCAAAATATTTTCCTGTTACTCTGTTCTTGACTAGATACTTACCGCGAAACTGTTCCATCCCAACATATGTAATATTAAAATCGCGGCGATGATCAATGTAAGAATTAAGTAAGTCAAGTTCCTGAGCAGAGTACCATTCCAGAATGGAAGAGTCATAATATCCAGCACTGGTAACATTAGCAATATGCTCATGCAGACTACAAGGATCATACCCACCGTATACCTCTTTTCTCAAATTGTAATTGATCAGATTGCCAGCAACATACTGATAGTTAGGAGTTTCCTCGCTGATCAATTCAGAGGCTGCTTTGATTAATGTTTCTTGAATATCAGTAGATTTGATGCCATTATAAAACTGAATATGAGACTTTATCTCAATTACAGATTCTGATACACCAGTTAATCCTTCACAAGCCCAAGCAACAACTTTATGGAATTTATTGAGATCTATCGGTTCTTTCGTTCCATCTCGTTTCGTCACTAGGATTGGGCTTGTTATCATTTTTTTCTACTCCTACCATATTTTCTTTAAATGTATTCCAGACGCTCTTCCAAGAGTAATTTTCATAAGTATACTCGTAAACAGTCTTCCTGTCAAGCGTTAATGCTTTTCTCACAGCAAATTCTAAACTTTTGTGTGTAATTCCATTTATTCCATCTTTAATAATATCAATTGGCCCAGTCACGGGATAAGCAGCGACTGGCGTTCCCAACATCTGCGCCTCAATAATCACAACACCAAACGTATCATTCTTACTAGGAAACACAAAACAGTCAGCTTCTCTATAGGCAGCAGCTAACTCTTCACCAACCAGAGCTCCAGTAAATTTTACCTTTGGGTATTTTTTCTTTAGTTCTTTTAGATAAGGACCATCGCCTACGACGGTAAGGTTATATAGGAAAGTTGATAGCTGACAGAATGCATCCAGATTCTTTTCTTTGCTAATTCTATTCACTGTCAACAGATTTCTTGGCTTTATAAAAGTATTGGTCTGGTTTTTCATCAGTCTTGGTGGGCCAAATATGTCTGTATCTACTCCCCTCGACCAATTTATAAGTTTACCTCCAATCTTGTTATTTGTCAAGTATTCAATCATAGATTTAGAGGTGCAGAATACTATTTTATCTCTATGGAATCTGCGGAGCCATGTATTAGTCCAGCTTACTGGTATATGGAGTATGCTATTTAAAAACTCACCCCATTTTGTGTGAAACGCAGTCGTAAAATTATAATTACGTTTCGCACAATAGTTTAGAGCTGTTACACCAAGCACACCTTCTGTGGCAATATGAATAAAATCTGGCTGAAACTCATCAACCATCTTAGTAAAACTGAAAGGAATAGATATACGAATATCTGGATAGATCATAGAACTGAAATTATGAAACAATGATGGCTCGACGATCAATACTTTGTATCCGTCCAACTCAGCCTGTTTCTTTATATTTTTGAGAGTTGTCACTACACCATTGATAGATGGCTCATAACAATCTGTTACTATTAGGATCTTTTGCATTCAGATATAACTTTAAATTGATCAAATTTTAACCAGTATTCCATAGAGCCTTTCGCCTTTTGGCATTGTTGCTCCGTATCAAATTTTATTGTAACACGTCCTGGATTATCTGCAGGATTGTTAATGTGTACTGCTAGAATTATCAATACCCACATAGATTATCTCCCATGTTCCGTTTACATGTTCAACTAATGCTGTGCAGGATTCAACCCAGTCACCACAATTCATATACTCAACATCTTCTATAATATCCATAGCAGCCGAATGAATATGCCCGCAGATAACACCATCAACGTTTTTAATTCGAGCATAATGAGCAAGGGAGGATTCATAGTTACCTATAAAATTTACTGCTTCTTTAACTTGTTTCTTTGCCCACTTAGACAATGACCAATAGGGTAATCTGAAATAAGAACGGACCCAATGTAAAACTGTATTTATATTCAAGAGCAATGTGTAAGCCCAGTCACCAGCGTGGGAAAGCCATTTCATATTCATTGTTACTAGATCAAATTTATCACCATGAACGATAATATAATCTTTACCGTTCAATGCATGATATAGATATTCATCAGTAAGTGTTATCTCGCCAAACTGATGGCCCACGAACTGACGCATAAACTCGTCATGATTGCCTGGGATATAGATAATCTTCGTTCCTTTGCGGGACATACGAAGTATCTTTTGTATCACTGTAGAGTGCTGCTCTGGCCAGTACCAGCCTTTTTTCAGCCTCCAGCCATCAAATATGTCACCAACAAGAAATAGATTGTCACATTCAGCATCTTTTAGGAATGATAGTAATAATTCTGGCTTACTTCCTCTTGTTCCAAGATGAACGTCGGAAATGAATATGCTTTTATACTTCATACATGCCTCTTTTTCTGATTACTACCTACTTATAGTATCAGTTGTTAATAAATACCACGTCTGATTCTTTATTATTTTTTTCTGATTATAGTAAATTTTAATAAAGAGGTATTCCATGTTACCGTCAGATCCGAAAGAAGCTGCCAAGCTCGGCAAGGCTTGGGGCGAAGTTCTCACTGAGTCTATTTTTGGTATTACAGACCTTTTCAAGAATCAAAAAGGTATGAAAGAAGCTGCAAACAACAAGATGAAGTTGCAGAACCAGAGACAGATGATTAAGAATGCCAAGATTAAAGCAGAAAATGCGAAGAAACTTCAAGAAGAAGAAGCTCGCATGCTCATGACACTTTCCACCGCAGAAAAAGAAAAATACTTTAAAGATAAGGCTGAATTAGCCAAAGCAGCTGCACGTGCAGAAGTTGAAGCAAAAGAAGCTGCTGAGGAAAGAGAACAGTTAATGGTTCTTGCTTTCGTTCTACTGATTGTTCTTCCTGCTCTTCTTTGGGTAATGCTAGCTGGGTTTGCTATGCTATCAAAAGCAAGCGGAGATTATGCAACCTACCACATGTTATCAAAAATATTACCAGGATTCTAATAATAAAAAAAAAATGGAGTAAACCATGTTAACTGATGAAGACAAAAAAATTGCAGCGGTTGAACAACAATTAGCTTCTAACCAAACTAAGGGTGCGTTGATTGAAAAAATTGTATTCGCTGGCATTCCTATTCTTTTTAGCTGCGTCGTTTACTTGATGTCAGCATTGAGCAGTGCTAACAACGAGATCATTCAACTCAAGTCTAAAATCGCTGTAGTTGTTAATGCTGATAATAAAGCTATTCCTCCACAAGGAACAACTATTGATATGGCACAAATCAGAGAATCACTAAATGAAAAGATAGACAAAGTGGAAAGGGACGCAGCTTTGGCAAGAGCCGCTATGACTCTCGACAGAGAAAAAAGTATCGCATCCAATCAAAAGATTACACTCGAGATGCAGGCTGACGCTGCGCAAGCGAGGGCAGCGATAAAAGCAGAAGCTGCATTGGGTAGACAACAGTTGAGAGAAGAATTAGGCGACCGTATAGATAAACTAGCTTTAGATGCTGCTGTATCAAGAGGTAACGTTGATAAGAGATTGTCGATACTAGAATTTAAAGCTGGTATAAAATAATGGCAATCGTAGATCAAGAAGTTAAACGTAGATATCCACCAGAGATGAAAGAAAAAGCATTCTGGTTAAATGAAGCTGAAAGATGTAAGACTGAAGTTGAGATGGTTAGCTTGCTGATCCGCGAGTTAGTTAGAGTCGAGCACCTACTCGGCATTGGCTCAGTCATACAGATCATCAATTGTGGTCTGACACTACTATTGCTTTTTGCTGTGGTTTGGGGTTCAATACAGAGTGGCCCAGTAGATATGATGCAGGCAAAACAGGGTGTAGGTTTACTTAAGAGTTTAATTGGAGGAAAATAATGTTAAAAGGTATGTCGAGATCGGAGGGCGAAGCAGTAATGAAGGGACGTGGTGCTATCACCATTTCAGTTTTTGCTTTACTTCTTGCAACATTCACTTTAGTATCAAATGGCAACAGTTCTAAGATTCTTAGCAACACATTATCGATCAACGACACTTGGTCTTTCTATCAGGCAAAGTCTATCAAGCAGAACATCTATGAGCTTCGCGTAGAGCCGGACGAGAAAGTAATAGCAAAGTATGAGAATGAAAAGAAAGAGATCATGAACGAGGCTCGTAAACTCGAAGCTGATAGAGACGAAGCTAAGAAGCGTAGCCCATGGTATTCAATGGCTATTACATTCCTTCAGATTGCCATGGTTCTCTCTTCCACTTCCATACTTGCTGTCAGTATGGAGCTACTCTGGGCGAGTGTAGGTTGTGCGGTATTTGCCAGCCTACTATTCGCCCAAGGTTATATGTTGTTAATCTAAGATTACTTTCTCGCAGACAGAAATAGAAAACTTCCTATCTCTAGCCCACTGGTTGACCAATCCAATTGCTCTACCGTGGGCTTCAATCTCCCAAGGCTGATCCCAATAATCAACCTTATTCTGATCTACGATCTTACCGTTGTATTTGTGTATGCCTGATGGCTGGCGCATGAGCTGATAGAACTCGCCCTTAGCCATCTGTTTAACATGAACCATCTCATGGGCTACGGTGTTGATGATCTGAGCAAACCTACCGTGGCGATCGACATTAATGGTAAATTCCCTAGGACGATAATGATTATCTTCCCATCCACAGTCGCCCAAGAAACCTTCCTTTTCTAAAAAATCTGAAAACTTTACAGTAATCTCGAGCTTATCTTGTAGACGTTTTGTGAAAAATTTGTCACATATAAATTCGCAGAGATCCTTAACGTACCACAATTCTTTCTTAGTAAGATAGTTAGAAGCACCCTTAACTGAGATCATTGAGACTATCCTTTAATGATGAGAATTTTGAAGTCAGTTGATACCAAGCATCAGTAGCAACTTCCTGATGTTCTTTCTGGGTTCCGTTTGCCATTCTCAATTGGCAATAATGTATCCAACTACGCAGAGAGCCAGCCATATACATGCGAGAAACTGTAAGACCTTCTGGGAGTACTGCTCTTGCTTGTTCTTTTGCGATTCCATTTTCAATTGCCCAATCATATGCACTCTTTGCTGCATCAATCATATTTTGCTGTTGCCAGTGCCAATCACTCATAAAATTAGCAACATTTTCCCCATCGCCTGGATTAATTGCTATACTATTCTGGCGATTCTTGGGATCTTGCAAACGAGCTTCGCGAGTAACAAACCCCAAGTCATTTGTAGGATCAGCATAACGCTGACTAAACTCCTGAAACGTAAAGCTACGGTGACGCAGAATCTGACGGGCAATGTCACGAGTCGTGTTAATCTCCATCACAACATGAACCATCTCAAACGGCGACCAGTGCTTATGCTTGGCCAGATACTTCAATAGTTTGTTGGCCGTAAGAGTGTTATTCTGATTAGACGGATTAGAGACTCGGGCAACATAGGCGATGAAGTCATTTATTTCCATCAGAGAATCAAATGGATCATCTGGGTTGCTAATAGTTGGTTGTGTTACTGCTACGATCTTAGCGCTGTTCATCATTAATCTTCCTTATTACTTCATTCAAACTTTCTTCAACAATCCATTCAATGGCAGGAGAACCGCCATAAATTCTAGTCGACAGGCTCCCACCCTCTGTTGGGATCTCATAACATGCTATGATTTGATTCTTATTGATCCATATAGGATTACCAGCATGCATGCCAGTATTCGTAAATTCTACCATCATCTCAACTTTTACTCCATTTTGTAAGCGCCAATTTAGCAGCCAAGTCCTTATATGTATTCGTGTCAATAATGTGTTTTACGAACTCGGGCGATAGACCCGTCTTCACCATATCATTTACGTCTTTCGAATCTAGATTCTCTGGCCATATGCATACATTATAACCCTGCATTATGGCTTTGTCAAGTTTTTTAATTGTATCACGATTTCTTGGTTCATTATCATAGACGATAACGATGTTAGACTTATCGAATCCCTTAAGAGAAGATACGAGATCACCACCAGCAGTGGCAACACCGTTAGGAATAAACATAGAATCAATTGGGCCCTCGAAGACGTAGATCTTATATCTCTCATCAACAGTGTCCAGCCCATATATTTTTGGTACCTCCTCATCGAGTATAATAGTAATATATCTCGGCTCAGATTTACCAATCGCCCTTCCCTGATAAGCATGAAGTCTCTTGCTCTTATCAAAGAACGGTATAAGTATTCTTGTCTCATCTCTCTTCAGACTCTCTTCAGAAAATTTATCTGGAATTAAGTCATTCGTAAATGTTTTAAAATTAGGACACAAGAACAACTTAGCATGGTATGGCGTAGGAATCTTTCTACTATCAATAAGTAATTTAGCTGGGTGGTCTGGGGATAGTTGGCTGATCTTTTTAAGACCCTTCAGTGGCCCCTCCTTGAGAAACACTGGCTTCTTCATCTTACTGACGAAATTATCCAACTCAGTCTGTTCTGGAGACTTGTTATCTTTCAGCCTCTCCATGATAAATTCATTATAGATGTTCTGATCAATCATCTTGATGAAGTTCGGAACACCCATCGATGCATTACAGTTATGACAATGAAAGGCTGACTTGCCCTTCTTCTCATAAATATATGCTCTTGCTTTTGATTTATTGCTCTCAGAGTCACCACATATGGGGCAGGAGAAGTTATAGAGACCTGCTGACTTACGCTTATAGTTTCTAAGTCGCGGTGATAATAGACCTACGTATTTGTGCTCTAACCAATTCATTCATAATCCTCATCACGTTCACAATATAATTATACTGGTTTCTGTGAAAAAAGCAAGGATTATTTTAGTGGCCAGTTACCATTTTTATCATATATGGCATTAGCGAAGATATTACAGTGGCGCCGCCAATCGCGAGCCAGATATATTTTTCTAATATTGTAATTCTTTTTGATAGAGATTCGTGTTCCTTCGCGGAAGCCTCGCGATGGGCTTTTAGTTCTGAGAGAATCTTATCGTCTTTTTCGTTCATGCTGTTATAGACTTCGTCGATTTTTGCGTCGTATTCTTTTCTTCTATTCTCGGCGAGCTTAAACAGCACGCCTGTATCTTTTTCAGATTGATTGATACGCTGTTCGTGTGCTGCCAACATCGCTTTTAGATCCGTTGATATATCGGCTAGGCGTTCGATTGCACTTTCTAAACGATCAATTTGATCAACCATTTGGCATCTTTCTTCTTACAATATCGCGTAGTTTCTTTTTCTTTGGCTTCTCAAGAAAAGGATCATAACCCTGGATTGGCCCTTGACTGGTCGAACCCATACCACCAGCGCCGACCGAATTAACAGCTGCAGGAGCAATAGCACCAGAATCTTCTTTTATATTAGACATTTCTTAGTACCTCGATAATTCGATCATCCATCGGAATCATATCTATTTCTATTATTTTTTCATCTTTAATGTTATACATCTTTTCAGGAAGTATATTCATCATTAATAAAAATGGTTTAAGATATTTAAACTGTAGTCTCATCTTAAGATATAATATGCGACAGAGATGTTCAGCCCCAAAAAGATTATTGAGAACTATGAGATGATTGAGTATTAGTCGCTCTTTCAAATCACTGTTCTCAATGTATCTTGTCAACAATTTCTTAATATATTTAATTCTTTTCAGATCTTCCAAAAACTCATCTGTAGATAGACAGTGGGGATTGTCATAATGTTTAGCTGCATAAATCACAAAATTATCATCAGTCAATTTTTCATGCATTATCTATTTCTTTAGTCAAAAATGTTATGCGGAAGATTCCAGTAGCCATTAGTAAAAATTATAGTGACGATCGTACCACCATTTTGGAAAGGCAACCACCAACCATTATCATTATATTCGTATATGGTATTAGGAGAACCACTGTTAGCATCTGAAAATCTACAGTGAGCAAATCTGATATTAGTATAGTTTCCACTCAAAGCACCACCAGCAACAAGATACATTATCTGACCTTCTACACCATCTGCAATATGATAGTGTGGGCTACCTGTGTTATTATGTGGGGCAAGTTTTACTATTGATTTTGTTAGATCAACTTCAACTGTAGAACCAGAATATGTTGCTGTTGTAACACTGAGAATATTAGTTCTAGTAGTAGATATGACACCATTTGCTGCTGCAGATATTGTTAGACCGTCGGTCTTAACTACGCCAACTTGTGATGTGTTGGCAACAGGAAAATTGTTTATTGTAGCGTATATAAAATTGTTAACAGAGATTGTCTGTGTATTTGGGGTATTGGCTGTTATGCCTGTTAAGACCACGAGCCTATCATTTGCTGAAAGGCTCGAGGTCTGACTTAGTTGTGAAACTCTTCTAGAGTCATTTGCCATTATCTAGTTACCGATTATACGTATTGGTCAACAGTATTCGAAGTAACAGTATTAGATGGACCAGTTACGCCTGTAGCAGTAGTTCCGCTCTGGCCGATTGAGTGCATCGCTACAAGAGTCTCATAATGAACGCGACCAGCACGACCACCAGTACCTTCTGTACGAAGAACCCAACCAACGTGAGTTACTAGAGGATTATCGGTATTTACGTCAACATAACCAGTTGCTGTATCGCCCTTGATTGTATGAGTTTCTGGCGAAGAAGCAGTTGGAATTGTAGTAACACCGAATGTCAAGTTAGCGCCAGTTGGGCTGTTAGCAATCTTAATACCAGTAGTATTCGCGAAAGAGATATAGTAGTAAGAGTTACTGCTTAGGCCACCAAAAGCAGTGTTAGAAGTTGGAACGCCATAGTAGAATCTATCACCAATCTGCCAGTATGAGTTAGCAGTTGTAACTTTAATGAAAGAAGCATCGCCAGTAACTGTATGAGTTTCGCCGCTGCTAGAAGTACCTGGAGACAATGTAATTACAGAGCCACCAACTGTGCTTGAAAGTTGGATACCAGTTGAGTTAGCGAATGCTACATAGTAGTAAGAGTTACCAGTTAGACCTGGGATTGCAGTGTTGGAAGCAGGAACACCATAATACAAGTGGTCATTTACGTTCCATTTTGTATTCGCTGAAGTGATAAGCAATGCGTTATTAACAACACCAGCAGTGTTTGCTGTAATGTTATTTGCAGCTGGTACTGGGATAGTGTTTGTATTTGCTGCGATGTTAATTGCACCTGGAGCAGCAATTGCTACTGTTGGTGAAGTAACGTATCCAGCACCTGGAGTCGAGATTAGAAGAGAATCGATACGACCTGCATTTGTTGAAGTATTAGCATGAGCGTTAACGACTGCACCAGACCCACCATTTGTTACTGTTAGAGTAACTGCAGCATTTGCTTGATAACCAGAACCGCCTGATGTAACATAAGCAATAACAACGTTACCACCTGTCGATGCCATCATCGCAGCATTAACAGCAAACACACCAACAGCTTTTCCTGGTATAAACGCACCAACGGTAGTATTACCGAATAGTGTTACGTCCACAGCAGCGCGAGAGCCTGAAGATGTATTACCGAAGTGAGCGTTGGCGCCATCTGAACGAACAGATGCAACTTCACCACCGCCTTTTACTCTAGACCATAGTCCCATAGGAGCGCCATTTGAAGTCTCCTTTGTAGTGCTGCTATTCGCAGTAACACCTTGATCGTTTCTACCCCATTGTGCCATTTTAGATATCCTCCTAAGGAATTGTTTTTTATTATTTATATTTTACGAACTGTCGTCATGTCATGCATAAAACTAGATACCCTTTTAGTCTTATCTGGGGTCTTTTTCTGCAATACTCTAGGATCTCTTAATACTGCATAACTAGCTTTTGGTTTATTCTGAATTACAATATTACCAGCAGATATGGCTCCAGTTGTCTGAGGAGTAATTTCTTCTGGTTTTCCTAAAATGACAATCTTAGACGCAGTAACTCCACCCATTGTTTCTTTTGGGGGAGGCGGAACAATAACTAGATTGTTCACATTTAAACTCATTTTACCCCACCTACATTCTTAGAACCACCAAGAGAGATCTTTGGCTTATGTTCAGCAGGTTTACCATGAATTACATCTTTCAATGATTCTGGGCTATGATGCATACGCTGTGCATATTCATCTTTTTCTGCTGGTGTCTTCATATTATCATGTCTAGCAAGCAGCTTATGAGCAGTTGGTGGGCTCATGGCTGTTTTCTTGCCATTCTTATGTTCAAAATGATGCATGCCACGAGTAGAGATAACCAATCTTAGCTGATTGATTGGGTGTTTTGACGGACCCTCATCAGGATTAGCATCTTTTCTTGGGCGACCCTCAGTAACAAGCTCTTCACCCATTGCCTTCGCTGGTTTAGAAACTGTAGTTGGTTTCTGATTTGAAGATGGTGGATTAATCGCCTTGGCCTTTTCGGCTTCAGCATTCTTCTGAGCTATCTTCTTTTGGTCCTCAGCTTGTTTTTCTTGTTGTTTCTTAGCAGCTATCGAAGCAGCCATATTCTTAGCAACAACAGCATTCGCTGCATTTTGTGATGATGCTGCGCTAGAAGGAGCATTCGCTGCCTTTGAGTGGGTAGAAGCATTTGGTTTTGAGTTTGGTCTATTGCCAGAAACAAAACCTTCTTCGACGCTCTCAGTACGATCATCTGTTGAATCGTTCTTATCGTTTACGCCGCCCTGACCGCCGTTGGCACCTTTCTGGATGCCATCAGCAGATACAGGATACTTCTCTGATGTTTTTTTCTTGGCTTCTTCTAGCCACTGGCTGAAACTGTGCATTATTCCATTTCCTTGGCGATTGCTTCGATACGTGCAATTTCTTCAGCAGAAAATTCAACTTCTTCTTTCATGCGTGACTTAATTTCCGTTTTCTTTGCAGCAATGTCTTGCTTATGGATTTTACCTGAAGCAGTTGTTCTCATTTTTGAGGCTGGCTTTGCACTCTTTAACTTATCATCTTTTTGAAATGGATTGTGGCGAGGATAGTTTGAAAGATGAGCATGAGCATCAGCATGCTTACCCATTTCCTTACCCCACTTCTTTTCAATGTGACCACGAATCGCATCAGCTTTTGGGTGTTCATCGTCTACAAAAGTTGCGCTTTGATAAGCACTCATTGCTGTTTTCTTTGAGATCTCGTCAAGATGTTCAGCTTCTTCTTTCATTTTTTTCTTGCCACGAAGCATCTCGAAATCTTGCTTATCTAGATGACCGTTGTGGTTCTTATCTAGCTTCTTCTGACCGCCCTTTAGCTCTTCATTTGTAGAGCACTTGCAGTTACCACCACAACCACATGACTTTTCTTCTTTCATGCATTCACAAGGACTCTTTTTGCAAGATGGGCACATACCTTTCATCTTAGCTACTTTTTTAGTCTCGTCTTTTTCTGACTTCGCACCTGATTCAGCACCGTCAATTGACTTATTCTTGTCGGCTTCTACGATAGCAAGAACTGATTTGATTACTGATTCGGAAACTCCGAATTTCTTGTCTGAGAACATCTGAGTCTCCTCCTTGTTAAAATTAGTGTGATTTAGGTGTTTAGTTATTACGTCTTTAATCTGTTTTAAGACTTCTTTATGACGAGTACCGTCTGGGCCATATGTATGTTTTGGGCCTTCATATTTTTTAACAGAAGTATCAGCTGCCTCTTTAATTGGTGCGCCCTTCTGACCGATCTTCTTGTTTTCTTTTCTGCGAGTCTTATCTGAATCTTTAGTCTCAGCCGAATCATCGCTCAGTCTATCATCGGTTGTTGGCTGGACGTCAACTTCAGTCTTTCCGCCCTTGACCTTTTTAGGATCATCCATATGGGATTCGTCGCTCTTGCTATCTTTTTTAGGAGCTTCGTCCTTAGCCTCATCAATTATCTTATTCTTGATCTCAGCCTGTTTAGCAATCTTTGACTTTACATCAGTCGGATCAGTCGCTGTATCTGGACGAGCAACATTAGTCACCTTCTTACGCAATTCTGAGTTGCGATGGATATTTGCCATCTCTTTGATAATCGTTTCTAGTGACTTAAATTTGTTGTCCATTTTTATGCCTTTGTAATAGATTTAAGCATCCAATCATGCTTATAATGTTTATCAACTCTATCCTGTAGAAAGTTCGCAGTGCCGACAGCATTTTCTCTCTCGGCGAGATCATTTGCTTTCTTTAATTCTACTATGACTGCCAGATTATCTTTCTGAAGCTGAGTCAACATAGACATAGCACTAGGAATGTTTATCTCATCCTGGATGATTGATAGATCCTTGAAACGAACAAAAGAACCTGGAGCATATGCACCCATGGTGCGAATCTGTTCAGCGTGAGCATCAACCGATTCAAAGATCTCTTCATAGAGTTCGTTTAAGAAAGAATGGTATTGAGGGAAGTTTGGTCCTTCAATATTCCAATGAAAATAATGTGTCTTTAAATAGAGTGCAAATACACTCGCCAACACAACTTTCATCTGTTCAATAAGCTCATCCATTATTTTGCCTTCTTAGCTCTTGGCTTCTTAATCTTAGCAACAACTTCAGTTACTGCTTCTTCAACCTTTGTTTCAACAGCAGCAGCAACTTGTTCAACAACTGGTTCAGTTACAGCTTCAATAGCAGCTGCTACTACTGGTGCCTCAGCCTTTACTTCAGCAAGAACAGTGTTAGCAACCTGTTCAACGACTGGCTCGGCTGCAGTAACAACTTCTTTTGCAGTCTCAGTAGCTGCAACTTCAGCTGTCTCTTTCTTGGTGATCATTTTATAGACAACAGTAGAAACTACTGCCATAAATCCAATTGCAATTAAAAATTCCATCATTTATCTCCATCTTTATGTGGTGTCATTTCCCCATGTGGCCCAACATGAAATGCAGAAAAATTCACATCAGGGTGTTCCTTCTTCATATTTAGCAATGCTTTAAGATTAGCTTTACTATCGTCATACATCACTACCTTCTTATTACCAAACTTATGTAGATGTTGGCGAATAAGATCGGCTTTTTTCTTAGCAGGTGATTCATTCCCAGGTACATTACCTACACGGTGGACATGTATATCATTCATATTTAAACCATGTTTACGGAACGTATCAAGAAACTTTTCTCTGTCATCAAAATCAGCTCTAGCAGTCAATAGATGCACCTTACTGTTTGGGTGTTTCTTAATATTATCTGCTATCTTCTTAACTCTAGATATCATCGGATTGATGGGTTTAGATTCTTTTGAGAATTTATCAGCGTCTCTAAACTCAGCAAAATCATACGAATGACCTTTTGGTAATTCATGGGTATTAAATTCGCTATTACTCAATCTCTTATAGATTTTACCATGTTGATCTTTAACACCAATCTTGGCAGTAGTATGGAACAGTGTATCGTCAATATCTACGTAGTGATGAGTCCCTCTTCTTGACTCTTCTAGATACTGAAGGAACGTTTTCATTTTCCACCACCACTTCTTGAGCTTGCACTCTTGAATATTGGAGTATGGATTATCTTACCAGTCATGTCGCGAGCAGGGCCAGTCTTCATATGCACAGTCTGTCTCTTGCCAGTAGTGCTTACTGGCGTAGTTAATTCTGAGACAAATTGTTTAAAAGTTTTCATTAACAGTTCCACTTTCTTAGAGCGAGAGCCTTACGAGTTGGCTTACCGTGTTCGTCTCTCATCGGACCTTTTACACCGCCCATACGAGCACAGAATGATCTACGACGACCAGCAGCTTTACTGTCCTTCTTTAGTTTTGAAGGAGGAGTAGTTACTGGTGCTTTGAGATGACCACCAGTTTCCCTATTATAATGGTCTCTGCCCTTCTGAGTCAAGCCACCAGTTGGATTCTTATAACCTTTTTTATCTTCATTAACTTCTTTAACGATACGCTTAATTGTCTTTGCTTTTGATTGACCTGGAGTCATGTTAGCATATGTATCAGTCAATTCATTTGTTCCAACAAAACGACTTGATGGACTATCTGTATTTGATGTTGTTGGTTCAGCGCCTGTATATGCTTCTTTAGTCTGAGATTGTTTAAGAGCTTGCGCAGTCGGTGCACCTTTAGATCCAGGCTTGCGCATATGTTCACCAGAACCATGTTTGATTCTCTCGCGCTTGGCGTGAATATTATCCCAGAGGCCACGCTTTTCTACTAAATCTTTATCCATCTCGTACGCCTTACCTTCTGCAATGAACGAATTAACTCTATTAAATGCGCTCTGTTGATCGCCAGACACCATGAATCCACGGCGATACACCTCTAAGAGAGTATCAAACGAGTGGCCTGATTGTTCTGATTTTCTATACAAAGACATAATTTCTTTGTGCGAAGGGTCTACGACAACCCTTTGTTGCTCTTCGAATACTAGCTGAGGACTAGAATGGAGACTTTTTTCTTTCGACATTGGTGTTTCCCTTGGGCTTAACCAGTTTACAACGCAGGATTGCCGTAGCCTTCTGCAACGTAATATTTATAAAATAACTTATGTTATAGCAGCTACGAACGTATTGTTTGCAGTTCCATCTAAACAGAAATACTTAACATACATCGTATTGTGAGAGCTTAGATAAAAAGATTGACCGCCTGTAGCCTGTGTTGAGGAAACGCCATGGTTGAACTGCTGAGTACCGCCGACATTGTTAAAGATGAATAGCTCAACAACTTTACCAGCAGTAAGATTCTGTAAGTTAGCAGTAACTGTTCCATCGTTGGTATGAATGTGGACAAAGTTGTCCGATGCAAAATCAATTAACACTGTATTTGATATTACGTTTGCTATTCTTACGTTAGGAGCCTTATAAGCTGTATTTTGTACGGTATTGTCAGTAAAAGTAATAGTTGTATTTGCTTTGATGTTTTGGTTAAAGATAACGCTTGTGTTTACGGAAGTAGAACCGACTATCAAATTTTGCGATGTATTTGCTAACTGAATAGTATAGTTTTGTAAAATGATCCCACCAGCATTGAATCCCGCATTGGCGTTATATGCCGTGTTTGTTCCTGCACCTTGAGTGATATAGAATACCTGATTCGCAACTGACAATACCTGATCTGGACCACCTAGAGAGTCCGAAAAGGTAATGGAGTTAGAACCAACATATAATGAATCCCAGCGATGTGTTGTATTACCAATAGTATATGTTAGAGTCGTTGATGGTATAATATCAGAGGCGACATTCAATAAGTTTGGACTGGAAACTGGATCGTCAAACACAAACTTCTTTGTAGCTGCGTCGTAGCGAAGATAGAGACCGTCAGCGATAGATGATCTATTGACGTCATCTAAATGGCGAAGGTTGACTTCACCGCCGCCGCCCATCTGAGAGATGCGTGAAGAAAAGCGATGAAGATCAGTAACTGTCTTCTTTAGTATATCAAGTTCCTTGCGGATACTATTTGGAATAGCATCAACAGCAGCTACATATTCATCTCTTGGTTTCTGAGATAATGCATCAACTGCTTTGGTAACAAAATCTTTATGAGGAAGCTGTGGTAATGGCTGGGCTCCAAGCGGAATAGCAGCTGGTTCTCCAGGTTTTGATGGCGGGGCTGTAAACCCAACAGGAACATCTTCGATTATAGGAACAGGATTCTCAAATGCCTCTTCGACCTGCGTCTTTTCTTTAAAAGAAAGACCAGTAAACGCTCTATTGATATTTTCTAAGAGCTGTTCTTCTTTTATTTTTTTCTGTTCAAGCTCTTCTAATAAATTCTCATTACCTAGAGCTTTTGCTAGATTTTTTAATAGCTTGTCTTCATCCATCATTTTTTCTTCTTACTCATTACTTTTTCGGCAGCTCTTCTATTTAACTCTTTCTGAGCAGCATGGCCGATCGGATCATTTCTTAGAGCATGACGTTTAAGAGTAACAGGATGAGTGCTTGGAGTGATAGGAATATCCATTCCCTTGGCTGTATCTTGCATCAATTGTTTAGCATGTTCTGGGCTTGTTCCTTTTGGTAGCCCAGCAGCGAATTCTTTAGCACGACCGTTGATAGCATGGTCTCTCATCTTTGAAGCCGAAAGACCCTCAACGCCCTCAGAGTCTGGATCTCGACCACCAGCCGATACTACATCAATCTTTTTAAAATCAAAATCTTTACCGTTGCGATCGTTCAATAGTTTTTTATAACCCTCTACGCGATCATCGCCAGCAACCATTGTCAGTTTCTTATGGCCAGCCTTGTTTAGTTTAGCAAGCTGTTCTATTAGTGTTGGGTGCTCGTCATCCGATAGACCGAAGTTTGTCTTTGGGAATAGTTTCTTAGCATGAGCCAGCTTATCTTGTGGTGATAGTGGATTCTTCTCAGGATCCTGAGTATGAGTCAATACGACCTTATGATCTGCACCCTGTTGATTAGCAAGCTCATGGACTTTATTGATCACAGCTTCATGGCCAGCATGTGGTGGATTCATTCTACCATGCGCATAGACGATTGGCTTATCATCTTCTTCTTTTGCTGGTTCGTTTCTCTTGCTCATCTTACCAGCGCCAAGAAGGTTCATTCTTGAGAACTCATCGCGATTGACCAGCTTAGACATATGATCGCCACGATTGATTACGAATCCCTCGGGATCAGTCTTCTTGCCGTCAACGGAATGCTCATATGGGCTACCCGATGAATTCAATCCTCTAACCAGAACGTTCTTGGCTTTCTGTAGATGACTGTGTAGATCTAATAGATTCTTAAAGTGTTCTTTGTTGTCTTCGACATGACCTATGTTATCGTCATGCTCTCTGGCTTTCTTTTCTTTACCAGCTGGGGATTTTAGTTTCTCTACATCTTTCATCTTCTTATTCTTAAGATGTGAGATAAAACCCTCGACTGATGGAGTGCCACCCTTACGAACCATGTCGTTAACATGAGCCTCAAGATTTATCTCATGGCCTTTTGTGATTTCTGGGGTTGAGTGGTCCATATTAGCGTAGGTGCGTCTCGCATTCTCCATATGATTAGCAAATTCTTTTTGCATCTCAGGAGTATAGTGTGCACCCTCCGTATTCGTCGCAGGGTCGATCTGATGTACGTCAGGATGTTGCTTAAACTTATCTTTGTTTTCCTGACTGATAGGAGCAGCGCTCATAGAACCCATATCTTTACCATCATACTGAGTATGAGTAACGATACCGAACTTCGAGTTCTTAATCTTTTTACCTTCAGTAGAATCTTTACCTACAGAATACTTGATGGTGTTTGGCGTAAAGTGATACTTACCATCATGATCTTCAACATCGTTTGGCGTATGCATAACATCGCCCTGGAACACACCTTTCTTGGGCGCGACTTTAGGAAGATGTTCTAATGCTGCCTTTAGTTTTTCTACCAGACCTGGAGCGTGACCATGATTACGTTCTACATCTTCAGGTGTATAGTTTATCTTTGGATCTTTATTGAAAGCTGACTTAGAAGCAACAAAGAATTTACCAGTCTCTGGGTGATGACCATAAACGATAGAAGGAGCGCCATCATATTTTGTTGATATGGTTGACTTACCCATTCCCTTGCCAGTCAATGCCTTATGGGTATCCCTAAGCATAGCATCGGCAGCAGCAACACCCTCATGCCCATGATGGATTGGCATGTCTTCGATGTGAGTTAGATGCTTGAGTTTCTTGCCTTCTTGCTGTTCTTCCTCAATGATAAACTGTCTGAAATTGATCATTCTGATTCACCATAAAAATTCTTACCACCAATTGATGATTGTCTGCTGTTGTTGGTTTTCTGTTGTTTCTGTTCTTGATTAGTAACAATTTTAGGTCTTGGCTTTACGATACTCGATAAAGCTCTTGGGCCTGGTTCTCTTGTTTTTGGTTTCTTTTGTTCTACTGGTTTTTCTACAGAATGTTTCTGTTTAACAGGAGTATTTGTTTGATGTTCACCATTAGCGCCAACTATATGATGATTAGTATATTCAACATCAGGATGATTCTCGCTAGGAAGAGTTATGGCGCCTCTAGGAGAAATGGTTGTTGGTCTACCCCCAGAATAAACTGAAAGACCCATCAATCTCATTCTTTTACCAGTTTTTTTATGATGACCATAAACTGTGACTGAAGATTGCCCTTGTTTGTGGACTGGATCTACGTGTAAATTTTCGAAATTATTTAAGTATTGGTTGACGTGATCGTGCAAGTCATAAACTTTAGTATGCGCATGATTACCATGATTATCGACTTCAGTATGAGTAACGACTGTCTTAAGGTGAGTCTTAGGAGCTACTGCTTTAACGATAGTATCTCTCAATTCATTAGTACCATTTTGAGCATCTCTAGCCTGTTGAGCCAACAGACCAGCATGTATATCTTTAGCAAATTTTTGGTTGACTACATCAGCCGATTTCTTTACTGAAGCTGCTGTTTCTTGATCTTCTGGATTATCAGAATCTCTTAATGCTTTGTATTGATTATGACCTTCTTCGCCACTCGTTAACTTTTTGTCCTTTAACAATTTTGCATGAGGTTCAGTATGTTTTTTTAAACTAGTCTGAGCCAACATCTCCATAGTCTTAGAACCTGGATTCTTATAGTTGACTGATTGACCTTTACCTGTTAATTTGTCAGAATGCGCAATCATAGCGCCATGACTTAATGTCGGGATACTATCGGCTACAGAATTTGGATCTTCATGACCTGTTTCTTTTTGATGATCTGCTGGTTGAGATGTCCATGCGACTCTCTGATAACCTTTCTTAACATCATGACCATGTTCTGATTGGTTGAAAGTATCGTTTGCTTTTGCAGCAATTTGTGCTGTTTTAACAAGATTTTTATATTGTGGATGTTTTTCATATTCATCACCAAACATTTTAGCAGCCATCTTGTTATGAATATCAGTTGGTGTTTTGCCTTCAACTCTGTGAGATTCGGGAAACGTTCCGCCATTTTGTTCTCTGGCTTTAAGTAATTCAAAAAGTTTACCAGCAGAATCGCCTGTTTTAAAATCATCTTCTTCTTTTTTCTTCGCTTCCGTTAGAAAATCTTTAAACTTAAACATGAATACACCCTCTTAGAAATTAGATCATGTATTTATATCAATGAAAATGGGGGAGACCCGAAGATCTCCCCCTGAATCAGAATGGTTCGGTTGAGCGGAACCCCACCGTTATTCTCAACTATTCCTCTCGATAAATCGACTTGCCTCTTTGCTGTGCACTAGCAATACAAAACCATTTCTGATATTATTTAGTCAGTCTGGGGCTGAAATTTATGCTCGTCAAGAAAAAAAGTTGGTGTCCAACCAGAAAATCCTCCACCAAGATTCCACTTCCTAGCAAGCTCACGAGCTTTCTTTTCGTCAACAGATTCATAGATAATCTTATCAGTCTTTGTTTCGATAACCTTAAACTGATTGTCTTCTTTCTTCACCTTGTAATCCATCAACCCCTCCTGCTCTTAGAACCAACCATAGTCATATCAGTACTTGGCGTAGCATACTGTAAGCCACCCTTGTTAAACAGAGGCATGACACGACTAGCTTTCTCAAGAATAGCACGCTGTACCTCGGGAGACTCTTTATGTATGTTAGCCATTATACCTTTCGTAAAACCATTGCCCACGCTGTTGCTAAGCATGCTACGATCAGTATTATAATCAGGAATAGAATTTTTATGTTTGCCTCTGTATGCTTTTTGCAAGGCTCGTTGTTCTGGGTGAAGACCTCGGTCCCTCAGCCACTTTTCATGCTGGGCTGTCGCCTCGGCCAGTTTCTTGGATTTGCTTTTCTTTTGTTTTTGCGAGTACTTGGTCGTTGTAAGGTATGGGCCAACTAGGTGCATGCTCATTCCACTGATCCTTTATCAACTGCTCAATAATCTTTTTGTGATCTTTCAACTGTATTTCTAATTTCTTTATAGTTCTATCATAATGACCTTTACTCCATCCATCATGCGGCAAGAGAAAAAGCATAGCAATCGGCATAGCTGAGAAGAGACAGCTTAACCAACCAAGAACATAAGCCTGAGTAATTGGGTCTAACTCGGATATCATCCTGCTCTCCTTCAACTGAGAATCAATTATACCGCGATTTGAACAAAATGTAAAGTAATTTATTGTGAGATTTGGGAATAAGTCTGACCAACACCACTAAGAGGATTCAACAATGTATTGTCGCCGAGTGGTTCCAGTTTACGAACTGTGATATGTGTTGGGTCTGGTAGAATGGCTGTAAATGTATTTTCTTTTGGTCTCTGAGAGGTCAGAGTCTTGATAATAGGATACGCCAGAGAATACGTCTGTATCTGTGGTAGCGTTACAGTTATTGGCTGTTGAGTTATCATCTAGTAACCTGAGAATAGAAATTAACCTGACCATACATTATCTTAGTAGTGATACCTGTATTGCTTGTTAATGACATATCATAAACATATGTTACCTTTGGAGGATAACCAATAGCATTCTTTGTAGATACGTTAGCTGTTCTGCTAGCTGGTAGAGTCAAAACATAGAAGTAAGTATTAGAGACTACGATCTCGCCATTAGAAGTTGACATAGATTCTAATACTGTATTACTATCATATGAAGGTCTAATCTGCATTACAGCAGAATATGTAGTAAGATCAACTGGCCAGTTATTGGCATTCTGCACATTTAATCTCAATTGAAATGTTGCGCCCTGTTGAAAATCTAAATCATTTCTGTTGTAAAGCATGTTCTTTTCCTTGGTGATTGATCAATTATTTATCACTTGAAATCTTTAAACTTTTCTCTATCAAACTTAGTAACATTGTTTCTGAAGTTATCCTGATCACCAAATGAGCTATTGTCAAATACAGAATCATTTGTTTTTCTGTTCGGACCATTTAAAACATCATCATTAGCTGACTGCTCGCAATCATAGAGACGCATTTTTGCACGATCAATACCAACGACGAACCGCTCAGTATTCCCAAGGTCAGAATAGCGATTCTTGAGCTGCTTAACCATGATTTGATTGAGCGTACGTAGCTGGTCGGTTGAGATGAGTGCAAACATAAAATCAGCTGTGGCTGGGAGTCCGAATGACTCTGATGTATCTTCCAGTCCCACGTCGCTGTTCGAATATCCACTTCTAGTTGTTTGAGTCGCAGAGACGATAGGTACATCGAACTCCACTGCGAGCCCTCGTATTTCTTCTGCAATTGCTTTGATATAGGTATAAGAATTGACGTTGGCTCCATGCTTTATCCTCGACGACATACAGATATTCAAATAGTCAATATAGATAATATCTGGGACAAAATCCTTTTTAATTTTCAATTCATTCAGCAGGTGGCGGAAATTAGCCGAACCAGCACAGGCTGTAGGATATTCCTTTACGATCAGCTTACCCTTGATCTTGCTCTTGATCTTTTGAAACTTCTTATCATAAGAATCTTTAGGAATAAGCTCAAGCTCGTCTAGTGGCGTATCAAGCAGGTTAGCGTCAATGCGTTCCGCAATTCGCTCTTCAGCCATCTCCATAGTTATGTATAATACATTCTGACCCTGAACCATATTTGCCGCTGCACAATGACACATGAATAGTGATTTACCCACACCAGTGCCAGCCAGTGCGATGTTCAGAGTTTTTCTTGGGAGTCCGCCTTTGGTGATCTTATTAAAGTAATCAAGGCTAAAGGGTATACGTACTTCTTTTTTATGGTAAAATTCAAACCTTGATTCAGAATCTTCGATAAAGTCATGACCAATGTGAGTGTCGAACGATACTGCCAAGGCATCTGAGAGAATCTGCGGTATTGACCCTTTCGCGGTCTTGCCTGTTTTATCGTCGATAATTTGAATGGAGGACATGATGGCATTGTATACTGCTTTTTCTTGGCAGAACTTTTCAGTCTGGTCGACGAGCCATTCGATCTTCGCCCCTTCGGCTTCACCGAGATTAGTAATCGTGTTGCCGATACTCTTAAATGCTTCATCACTCAACCCATCCTTATTTGTCAAATTTACAAGCAACTCTTCAGTAGAAGGAAGAGTGTTATATTCACCAACATAACTATCAATTAATTGAAATAATGTACGATCTTTAAAGTCTGAGAAATAGTCAGGCTTCAGGAACGGTATAACTTTGCGAGTATATTCTTCATTCTTAATAAGATTTGCAAAAATAATCTTTTCAATAGACATTCACTCTCCTCAATCGGATAATCATATTTACAAGAGCTTGGTTGTTTAGAATACATCTTTAATAAACACCAAAGCTAGAACCATGGCTAATGCTAACAATAAACCATATATTACATCTGATTTGTTCATTCGATAATTCCTTTTCCTAATCCTCTTAATACGAGTTCGTAGCCATCGCACAGTGATCTATAATATGCCAGTTCAACTTCTAAATCTTTCACGGTATCAATTCTCTCTCTACATTCTTTTAACAGAGCCACTGTATAAAAGTGTGGCTCTGAATTAGAAAGTCCTTCTATCAATTCTGATAGTTTAGTAACAAACAAATCATTCGTCATCTGTTTCCTCTTCGAGAATAGCGCCCATCGCCATCTTATACTTATTCTCAATGAAGGTCGAGAAGTCTGTATTCTGGAAAATATCATACCAGACATCTTTATTATTTACGATCTCACCAGCGCGATAGAGCTTAGAGTCTTCGCCAAGATGAACAATCTTATACCAGCCTACCTTGGGCTTTGTAATATAACCACCATCAATAGCAACATCAAATAACCCAGACCAACGATTAATCCCGCCTTCAAAGGAGACAGTAATAGGAATCTTTGATTTTTCTTTAACATAACGACTCTTTTCTACATTGATAACAAAATGATAACCAGCGATCTCACCACCATCCTTATCTTGCTGGCGACCAAGAATCCAGATATTGTCAGAGCCATAATATGAACCAGTACCACCACCGACAATATCCTTCGGGTATAAACCAATCTCTTTGTAAGTATGATTGATCACTACCAAAGGAATATCTTTGAGAGTCAGATGAGGAGTGATCATGCGGAACAGCGACTTCAACTGTTTCGCACGAGACATATCCGCGACTGATTTCTGATCAAGCGCATCTTCAACTTCTTTCTTTGAAGCCAGATTGCCGATAGAGTCAATAACAATAAACACTTTATCTTCACGCTTGATCTCTTTCATCTGAGCCATGATGTCAAACTTCAGCTCTTCGATATCAGTGATCGGCGTATGGACTACCGAACCAAGCGGAATCTTGAAGGTATCAAAATAAGATTGAGGAGTACCAAACTCCGAATCATAAAACAAGATTACAGCATCTTCATACTTCTTAATATAAGCCGAAGCAAGCAGAAGAGCAAACCCTGTCTTAAAATGCTTACTCGGCCCAGCAAGCATGGTCAGTCCTGGAGTAATACCGCCATCAATTGATCCGCTCAGTGCTACGTTGATCATAGGGACTGTCGTCGGAATCATATCCTTCTTTGTGTAAATCTTGCTGTCCTCTAGGGTAGAGGTGAAGTCGATTGTTGAGTTCTTTATCAGGCGATCTTTTAATGACATGTGTTTCTCCGAATATATTTTCATCTATTGTAAGTATACTTGTATTGTTTATATTAGTCAAGTTATTTGTTTTACTCATTCCATGGTTAGCTGCAATAAGTAAAACAACGGCAAGAGGGTCGAATACAACAACCAGAAGAATAATAACCATCCTAACTGCTCGATCAAGATCCACGACAGAGGTATCCTGCCCGCCATAGATCGCTTCGGCAATGTATTTGAGAGGGCCGACTTCTGCTTCAGTTTTTCTAATGGTTGAACGAAGCCCAACGACTTCTTCTTTAAGTTTAGAGACCGATCCGAGTTCAGCGTTCTTCTTCGCCACAAGCTCATTCCTCGTCTTCCTCTGCTTGTCGGCTGCCTGTAATGACGATTCACCACGACCCTTCTCCGTAATCTTAGACAACGCATCGTCTATCTGTTGAAGTTGTTTATCATAATCTGCTATAATACTATTTTTATTTTGAATCTGGGACTCAATGATTGCCAGCTTATCGGCATCGCCTGTTGTTATGTTAAGCTGTTGTTCTATATGTGCTCTTGATAGAAACCCAAATGTGCCCATGCTCGTGATAAACATAAGAACCACCACGGCTACTGACAGATACGACTTCAATAACCATGGGCAGGTATGCCAGTTGCGATGTAGCCATGAGACTGTAACCAGCTTACCTACTTCCAGAGCTCCGCCCATTACTACTACTGGTATAAACGCAGCAGCAAATAATGTTGTAAGTCCTATGATACTGAAATAAGCTGATACGCCTGATACTACTAGCGCAACCAGAAGTGCTAAGAAATTTATCATTCGCTGTCTACGTAATCATTTACTTTCTGAATGAATGCTTTCATCTTTTCGGCACGATCCGGCCAGAGGATATAATCTTTTTCTGCGTCTCGCGAAAGGTTAACCAACAGTGGCATGATCATATCGCGTAGGCCATGGAGTTTATCCGTTAGATCCTGTTGTGTCTTAACAACGACCTTAGATTGTTCTTCAACCTTTTTCTTAAGGAGCTCCTCATGTTTACGAAGCTCTTGTTCGGATACTAGACTGAAGCCGAAATCGTCTGACGTATTTACATCTACTTTCATCTTATTTTCCTCATAGTTTGGACAAATTGGAGTGCATCTGATATTTAAACCGCATAAACATTTAATTGAAGAAGTCATCTAGAGTTGCTTTCTCTTCAATCTCCCATCCTATGACTTCAGTTATAGACTTCAAAGGATCAAGGAAACTCTTTTCGAATTGCAGTTGCCTGTCGACATACTTATCTAGATTAAATTCCTCTGGGAGTTCTTCAGGAACAGCAATAACAGTATCATGAATAGGATTGGGAACCTTAAGATAAGCAAACCGAATCTTATCCCCATCGGTAATTGGCATGATATGTTTTAATTTATGCTTCTTGATTAGATCATTAAACAGCAATGCGCCCTTGACATGAATAGGAGTGGCCGATTTATAGATTCTGGCCGAATCCTTATACTTATCCATGTTCTTAACACCTCTCGGGAAAGCCACATCTTCAAACGGCAACTCAAGAAACTCTTTCCGGAATTCTTCGACGAACTTCTTAAGATTTTCCCTGTTGCTATTCATGATGATATCAAGAGCCTTCTTAATATTTTCACGACAGGCATGAGGAGTTGACGAACGAACAGCTTCAATACCCTGGATCTTCAGCTTTGGCTTATCATACTGTACGCCCTCAACGTTCCAGGCATTGAGGATATACATCTTCTTACCACGCCAGATACCCTTATTCGCGATGGTCTCCCGCTTCATCTGCATCTTTTGCTGATATGCATTCATCATATCGGCCAGTTCCTGATAACATTTATCAAGATAAGGTTGGATCTTTGCCTCAATAAACTGATCAAGGATTGATACGATTTCCTGATCAGTCTTATCTTTACATACTTTTTCTACCAACTCATCAAGAGTAACATAGATCGAATCGGTATCAGCTGCGATCACATAATCCCGATGATCGGATGTTTTGAGTAGTCGATTGAGAAAGTTATTGACCTTTCCTTCGATCCAACGAATCGAGAGTTGGCCTGACGTGGTGATTGCCTCAGCATGGTTAAAGTTAAACCATCGGAAGTATTGGTTCCCCAATGCACCATAAGCGGAGTTGAGCTGGATCTTTTTCGCAAGCTGCATATTGTGGTAACGAGCGATAAGTTTTTCGTCGTCTGGGTTCTTTGACGCTTCGTATTGCTTTTTGGCTTCGAGCATCTTTTTCTTGTAAACCACACGATCATTATACATCTTCTCCATTAGTGCAGGCAAGAACCCTTGCTTGTCCCTGCGATAAGTGCATCCATTCGCTGCATAAGCTACATCATCACCATATTCACCGAAACTTGAATTGCTCTTTAGGAGAGCATCAATAGATGGAAAATTATCAATCTTGGCAACAAAAGTCTCAGGACTGATATTATACTGCATGATTAGATGCGGATACAGACTATTCAAGTCAAACGATACTATCCAGTTACTAAGACCAATCTTTGGTTCTTTGACGAACCCACCGACAAGAGAGTTGTAATCTTTCTGCCTCTTGAATGGTGGGATTACAATATTCTGATCCATAAGATAGTTATGAATGATAGTATCCCACATGCGGACTGTCGTCATAGTATCCGAGAAGTTAATTTTAGCATCATAAGCCATGGCCATGACCTGCTCGATAAACTTCATCTTATCATCTAGCTTTTCGACTAGGACGGTATCCTTGATATTATAGTCAATGAATAGCTGGTGGTTCTTATTGTAGAGGTCCGTCAGGTCTTTGTATCCCTGATCGCGGTAGTCAACCTTCTTCTCACCAAGCTCGACCTGTGCGATGTAATCCAGCTTATATGATTCTTGGTTACCGAACGAGAACTTGCGATACAGCTGATAATAATCCATGACGGCAATACCAGCCAGTGAATAGCTCTTGTTCTCTTTGTTACGGAATTCTATCACCTTCTCGTCAACCATACCCCATGGGGACATACGTTTAATATCAAAACCAAGAGTGCGTATACGATTGACGAGATAGGGAATATCAAAGAACTCAATGTTCCAGCCTGTAACAATATCAGGACACCATTCATCGGAACCCCAGACCAATAGAAACTTATTGATCATATCGACTTCATCCTTACACATGAAGTATTTTGTATAAGGATCTTCGTTCTTGTAATACTCTAGGCCGAATACTAGATTATAACCCTTCTTGCGGATTGTGATAGCAGTCAATGGCTGATCAGCCAGTTCAATATCGGGAAAACCATTATCAGACTTACACTCAATATCTATCGTGACGACCTTGACTAGATTAGGATCATAATCGATATCGCCCTTATAGTTATCATAGATATACATGTACGCCCAGTTATTATAACCATAGACATCGGCGTTATCTATCTCTTCATATTGTTTATAGAATTCGCGAGCTTCGCTTATGTTATGAAAGTTAATCTTCTTTACAGGCGAACCATCTAGGGTCTTATGTGTTCCTCTATCTGCTTTTAAAAAAAGATATGGTGAATATTCCTCAACCTTCTTTACAGCCTTGCCATTCTCGTAGCCACGAAGATAAACTTTATTGCCTCTAGTAAAAACATCAGTATAGAATTTCATATACACTCCAAAACATGAATACGCCACGAGATAATATATTCCATTATACCTCGTGGCGAATAAAAAGTAAAGTAAAATATTATGCGAATATCTCTCTTGCTTCTTTGTATAGAGACTCACGCTCTTCAAGACCATTGTACCCACCATTGATCTTGTGGGTTACGTCTTTAACATTATCAACATCGGCGAGATGATTTAATTTATGATTATCCCAGAACCAGCCAGCTGACATCGCAGCACCTTCTGGGCCTTCTAGGTAAGAAACAGCTTCATCAATACCCATCCCCATGCTGTCAGCAAAATGCTTGTAGTTATCATGGCCAGTAAGCTGAATAAGACCACGACCACGGTACTTGTAGCCATCTCCTGAATCTTCATCACCATTCCCCATTCTATCAGCATATACACGATTAGCAATCTTTTCTGGATTGTGGGCGTAATCATTTACATCAACGTCACGGAAATGCGATGGCCAGAGTTTAGCTAGGGTTGCTGGTTTGTAGTTTAAGTTTTCTTTTGTTGCAGTCAGGCCAGCTGATTCAACACCAACCTGCGCCAAGAACATAGAGATACGTTCTGGAGTATTAATTTCAAAATGTTCGAATGTTTTGTTAAGAGGATCAACGAAAGAATCAATAATTTCTTCGTCTGTATCTTCAAAGAATTTTTGAAGTTGTTCTTTAGTAATCATATCAGTCTCCATAAAATGAGGGGGGAACCAGTGTCCCCCCTATTTATGATTAGGCAAACTTCTTATCGGATGCACCACGGGCGATAAATTCAATATCGCAACGGTTGATACCGAGATCAGCAAGATCACGATTAGACAATAGACTTAAATCGTGAACTGTTCTACGGTATTCCATTTCCTTCTTGAGCCATCTTGAAAAAGCTCCGAACAGACTTAAAAGCATAACTTACTCCTTTGTGATTTTCTTTAATATAAATACATATATTGTAGTTCGCGGATGGCGGTCCCAACTACTCTAACGTCGGAAAGGACATCAGCTATGAATGATAAATTTTACATATACGCATATATAAACAAAAAAACTGGTTTACCTTATTATATCGGTAAAGGTAAAAACGATAGAGCTTATAAAAAACATAATATAAGTGTTCCAAAAGACAAATCAAAAATTATTATTTTAG